CGTTCTTGCAAGCGCGGTTGATGGCGTCGATGAACTCCTGAGCTTGCTGCTGCGCGAGTTCTCGTTGCTGGTCGAGTCGCTCCTGCATGAACCGATACTTGTCAGCTCGCGACTTGGGCTTTTCGGTGACGATCGGAGTTTTCTGCGACTTGTGCTTGAAGAAGTTGCGAATGCGAGTTAGCATCACAGATAGCCTGTGTCGTTCTTACGACTGTGTTCAAGCTTCGCGCTTTCGTAGCCAACATCGTCAGTACGATACGCGAGCCACCACAGCACCCGCACCCAAAGTCGAGTTAGCATACGGTTTGCGGCCAGTGCCATGGGGAGTACTGCGGATCGTGCGGAACCGCGACCGGCACGAACACCGACGGCAGAATGGCGGGCGGGCGAGCTTCGAGATCTAGCACACGACGCTCGAGACTCTCGATACGCTCGAACAACTCACGTTCGCGCTTCGTCATGGCCAATCTCCAATTCAAACGACTCATAAGCGAAGCTACTTTCCATCGGCGAGATACCAAGTTCTTTCGGCAACGCGAGCACGAGCACAAGAGACGGCGCGCAGCGTTGATTCTTCTGCTCTTCATCCACCGCCGCTTTCGAGTACACCGCGTATCCCTGCGCTTGGAGCTGGCGCCATACTTCGTCAATATTGTCATTCGCGGCCCTCTTACTCATCGCTTCCCCTCCTTATCTTTCTTCAGCCGTTCGTCCCATCGCTCCAGCATCGTGCCCAACTGCATCGCCAGATCGCGGCGTATTTGACTTTCTGTGCGAGGACGAGGAAAGGGATTCGGCACTGTTTCAACCGGCGTCAGCCCGCATGTATGCGCCGGGCGAGGCTTGGTGTATCCAGCTACGCGTGCGTACGACATCAATCACCTCACCCGAAATAACTACGACGAGCTACGACTATCGCGGCGAACGCTCGCGACGCAGCGTCTACTTGATCCTTGTACGTTCCGTTGGGGAACACGCGGAGTTCTTCAGTGAACGCGCGGTTCCACGTACCGCGTACGATAGCACCATTGCCAACGTTGACCTGCGACGCGAACGGCGAAGCGCGCGTTACCTTATCGCCGGTCTCAGGCGACGACTTGACTTTGTATCCGAGCAGCTTCGACGTTAGATACGCGATCTGCGACTTGCCGGCTTGCCCCGGATCTTGCGGTAGATGTATCTCCACGTCCTTGCCATCAGCCTGCGCGGTGTTGACGATCAGCTTTTCCACCTGATCAGGTGAACCCTGCATGCGCCGCACGTCGGCAACAACCGGCTTCTTGCCCTCGCGCATTCCCATCAGCACGCCGGCAGTGTACGCGCCGTCATCCGCGGTGGCGGCGAGATCGTACGCTCGAACCCATTTCGTGACATCCGAAGGCACGGCGTCCAACGTTTGCAACATGTCAGGTTTGAACAGCGCGCCTTCCAACGGCGACGGGATCTGCTGAAACAACGACGCCCACGTTTGCGGCAAACACTCGTACTGAACCCAGTGCGCAGCGTCGAACCACTCGGGCCAGATGTACTCGCCGATCTGCCGCCCCAGCGGGTCAGTAGTCGTCGCACACTTCGCCTGAAGACAGAGTATCTCCCAATCGCGACCATCGCGGCACTTGAACATGCCGCTTTCGCCTTTCCAGCCTTCTGGCAAAATCTGGCCGGCGAGGTCGCGCTCATCCCAACGAGTTTGAATGAGCACGAGCCAGCCGCCAGGCACCAGACGGCTTGACACGTCATCCGTATACGACTCCCAGGTTTTCTCCTGCTCCTTTTCGCTCTTCGCCTCGGCGCGGCCCTTCACCGGGTCGTCGATGATCACGCCGTCGGCACGATAACTCGTTACAGCGCCGCTGATGCTGCTGGCCAGATACTCACTACCGTTCTCTAGCGTGAAGTTGTCAGCCGCAGTGGAGCGGCGGTTCAACCCGGTGTTGAATATGCGGCGATAACGCGGTTGTTGTAGTACCGCGCGCGTGCGGCGCCCCATGCGCTTGGCGGGGCTGTCACCGTAACTCGCCAGGAGCAATCGGCTGCCTGGGTTGCTGCCGAGGTAGTGACTCGGGTACACGACGGAAGCGTACGAGGTTTTCGCGCTACCGGGCGGCGCAAAGATCATCAGTCGCCCGTAGCGGCGCGCGGCCGTGCGCGCCATCGCGTTTAGGATCAGCTTGTGGTGTACCGCGAGTCGAGACTCGACAGGAGCGAAGAGCGCGTAGTCTTCGTCGTTATTATCGTCATCCTCGACTTCCTTGCTGACCGCTCTGCGCGCATCGCCCAGTGGGCGGCCCGGTACATCGATGATACCGGCGTATGTTACGACGTCGGTTCTAGCTCTCCGACGATTCAGAAGATGCTGCGCCGCCTCTGCGGACGATATCTGCAAGCTGGTCATCGCTCAGCTCATCAGGATTCTTGACTTCAACGGGGCCACCATCGGGGTTGCTGAGCGCGAGGTTCTGCCGGTCGCCGTACTTCTTCGGCTGCATCTTCGCAGCGAACCACTTGCGCGTTTCTACCTGGAGCTTGCGGTGCCCCAGCATGTCGCCACGCCGAATTTCGGTATATCCATCCTTCACCACCGTCTCCTCACCTTCCTGCGGGGTGTCGGCGATCTCTAGGGTTTCGTCAGCGAGCGTGTCGGCCTGATCTTCTCTCGCACGCGCATAGGCGGCCGCAAACTCAGGATGCACGCGCTGCCAGCGATAGATCGTGGTCAGGCACGGCATCGCTGGATCTCTGCAGATCCTCATCAATGACTTGCCCGACGCGATCAACGCGCAGACCTTATCAGCCAACTCCAGCGTGTAATCTTCCGGTCTGCCCACCGGATTCATCGCTTCTTCGGCAGCGGCATCCAAGGTCTTGACCAAGCGCGCTTCTTCTCGTCGCTGCGCAGGATCCTGCCGCTTCTTCGACGTAGACTTACGCCGCTTCTTCATCGGTATTTCTCGCATGTTTGGTTGGGTTGGTCGCCATGTTGTAAGTGTTCTTGGCGACACGCTGCCTCACTCGGCAGCAGCCAGCGGTCGTTGGTCTAACACTCCAAGGGCGCCGGCGGTAGCAACGCGGCCACACCCTGGCCGCAATGGGCGGGTATACTACCGCGCTCGCGCTCAAGCACGCAAGCGCGGGGCGCAAAACGCCAACTAAAACAAGGGCTTACGCCGCTAGGCGCCGGGCCAATTGCGCCTGTAGGGCGGCAATTTCGGCGTCACCGTGCAGCCGGCCGCTCAAAACAACGCGTGCTCGGCGCAACCAACACTCGAAACGATCAGTGAGCAACTCGTACTTCGGCAACAGCTCTATATCCCAAACATCGTCGCTAACATTCAGACAGATCGCACCAAAGCGCTGCGTGGCCAACGCCAGCGGGCGCAGGTTGCCTTGCGCATGCAGCACCAGCGTCGCCAACTCGTCGAGGTACGGCTGCTCAGTGCCGTCTATGCGCGCTACGCCCAGCGGCCAAAGGTTGCGCGTAGCCTCGGCTCTCGCACAATCCACCAAACAACGATGCAGATAATCCCAGTTGTCCTTGCCGCGCACACCGGCCACGGCGTACAGCGCTGCCCGCCACGGGGTCTGCTTTAAGCCTTGGGCGGCCATCGCCAACTCTTGGTGGGTCCACTCGCGCGGCGCGTACACGCTGGTGTGCCGGCCGGTGGCGTTGATGGCTCTGCGGTTGTTGGGAGGAGTGTTGACTTCTCGCGGCTCCAGCGGTATTGCTTTCGCACTCGCTAAGGCCAACAGCGTATCAGGGTTCATGGGGCGGCAGCGTAACCGCACGCGCCCGTAAAGGCACGAAAGTGCTCGGTGGGTGGAGCATTTTCCTCGGCCTTCGCGTACCTAACATGTCCCAAAACGGTCCGTTGAGATGGGCTGGCAGGCTAGGTGGGGCGGGTGGCGGCAACTAAGCCGTTGTTTTTGCTGCAAATTTAGTGTACCCACCCACCCACCTAGTACCACCCTTACCCTTTTACCAATATAGGGGTGCCTATATACCGCCCTTACTATATATTTCTATCTCTACCTACCTTCTATGGGGTACAACTAGGTGGGTTGGTGGGTAGGGCCGTAATAGAGCGTTTTGGCCGAAATACAAAAAGCAAGTGACCCACCTACCACCCCAGTTGCGATGTTAGGTTGCGCCAAGCCGAGTAATTTGCTCACTTTTACTCGCCGTTTCCACAAACGGGGGTCGGTGGGTACCTATTTTGCCAAGCAAAACAATAACTTAGGCCAACTTAGCTCCGGGTTGCGCCGCTACTAAGCAGCCGGTGGTATGCTGCGCCGCCACCGTAGCAATACAGGCTGCAAAGCCGGCCACGGTGCAAACTAACAAGCATTTTCGGGACGGGTCGAAGCCAATGAAGAATTCGAATGCGCGGGCTGCGGGGCAGTCCAATTCCGACAGCGCGGGGTTCACTTTAACGGTAAGCGCCGTGGCCCAGGCTGCCGGCACTAACGAAACGCTGGTGCGCAACCTTGCGAATCGTGGCGCCATACGCGTGATTCGCGACAGCAACAACCGGCGCCTGTTTAGCACCGAAGCGATCGACGTTGTCAAGCGCTACTTAAAGAACCGCGACGCGGCAACGGCCGCAGCCTAGCGCCACAAACCCGCACTAACACTTAAGCCGCTGGCCAAGGGGCCGACAGGCTCGTCATCTCTTTCTGCGGGAGTTGCGCGTGGGATTTAAAGACAAAGTTGTCTCGATCGGCGAGGCACGCAAACGATCCAAGAACGATTCATCACTGGAGGAGTTACTCAACGCAGACCTAGCGCGCAGCGGCATCACGCCTGAGGTAGCCCGCGCCCTGAAAATAGAAGCGCTCGACGCCGACGAGACATGGGCTAAGCTGCACCCGAAGAACCCGAAGTCCGTGCCCAAAGACTTCACGGCTGAAACGGCGTGGTTCCCGTACTGGAACGCCGATGGCACGATGATGAATTACGGGCGTGCCCGCATACTGCGCGGCCAATGGAGCAAGACAGACAACGGCAAGCGCAATCGCTACCGTAACCCGGTTAACACGCTGCCGCACGTATATCTACCGGTTCCAATTCTCGACTGGCAGCGCGGTAAAAAGCCGCCGCACCACTTCGCCGTTCCAGGACCGCTCGCCATCACCGAAGGCGAGAAGAAGGCGATCGCCGCAGCCATGTATAACATTCCGTGTATCAGCATCGGCGGCATCAACAGCGAAGGTAGCCAACGGCACGGTGTCGTACTGTTGGATGAATTCGACTGGTTCGACTGGCCCAGCGTCGACGCTGAAATCTGCTACGACAGCGACGTGTACGGCGCCAAGGCCGGCAGCGCCGCCATGTACGCCATTGGCTATACGCTGCGACGCGAGAAGCGCCCCAAGTCCATCGCTTACGTGCGGTTCCGTACGGAGGGGCACGCAAAAACCGCGCTCGACGATTTCCTCGTCAGCTATCCCAAGAAACAAGCGCGCGCCGCCTATTACGACGTACCGCGCAGCCTCGACGAGATCGAGGAAGCGTTCGCCAAGTTCGACGCCGAGGTAGTGTACGCGCGTCGTAAGGTGCGCTTTTATAACACCGTAACGCGCGTTTACTACAGCAGCCGCGAAAAGCTACAGGACGAATACGGCGTGGGCAACACCGTGCTGAGCGCCGACGGCAAAAAACGCGTGCTCCCAATCACCCTATGGCCCAGCGAACGTGATCCGAAGCGCACGACGGTGACAGATGTCGTGTTCGCCCCCGGCAAGCCGGCACGCTTCCGCGCTGAACCGGGCGACGAGTTCGAGACCCTGAACGAGTGGCGCCCTACGCCGTTGGTGCCCGTGCCTTACAACGGCAAGCCGTCAACAGTTCGCCCGTGGCTTGACTTTGTCGAGTACATGACCCCCGAGTTATCCGACGAGCACCGCGAGTGGTTCATAGACTGGATGGCGTACCCGCTCATACATCTTGGCGCCAAGCTGCGCCAAGCCGTCCTGGTCTGGTCCAAGGCGCAAGGCGTGGGCAAAAACACCCTGGCGGAAACGTTGTTTCCCATGTACGGGGCGAAGAATCTGAATTGGGGCAGTATCTCCGGCAGCACGCTGATGGACAGCTACAACGAGTGGGCGCTGCGCCAGTACGTGGTGATTAACGAAGTGCACATGCCCAGTTACGGCGAGCAGAAAGCGGTGATGGAGCGCCTCAAGACCCTCATTACCGAGGACACGATTGACTACAGTCGCAAGTACATGGACCGTCAGACCGTGGACAACGTGGTCAACATTATCATGGCCAGCAACTGCGAGGACGCGCTGCGTCTCGAGCAGGAGGACCGCCGGCTGTTCGTCATCAAGGGCCCGAGTGCCGCTGACAAGTGGACGGACGAGCAGTTCAAAGAGTTCCACGGCTGGCTAGACAACGGCGGCTACGAAAAAGTGTTCGGCTACTTGCTTGCGCGCCCGTGCACCAACTTCAACCCATACGGGGCGGCGCCGCATACGCATGCTCGGTCCAAGATGGTAAGGGTCAGCGATAACGTGCTCGGTGATCTCGTAGAGCTGCTTTACCGCAGTCCCAACCAAATTCTGGGCACCCGCCACCGCGACGGCACCATGAATCGCCGCGCCACCTGGGACCTGTACACGCCTAACCGGCTGGTCGAATGTCTGAACACTTACGCGCAGGAGAAGCATCTGCGCCTGTTCAACCTAACCACCAAATCACTCGGCGCCGTGATGCACAAGCACAAGTTCGCGCGCCGTAAGCTCGAGATAAAGGGGGTGAACTTTACGGTGTACGCTCTTTTCGACGGTGACAAGTGGAAAGATCGTACGAATGACGAATGGCGAAATCACATCAAAGAGCAATTGCAATGATGAAAGCGATCGAACAACTTGAACCCAACGCGTCGCTGCCGTTCAGCACAACGGAAATCGCCGCGCTGAAAGAAAGCCCCTGGGCTGTGCAACTAGTGGTCGACCACTACCACACGCAAGAAGCCGAGGCCGGCGCCATTGGTGGCGACGAGCTGAGCGCCATCTTAAACACCATGGAGCAGCGGCGCCGGCAGCTCGAGGCGCGACGTGACGAGCTACTATTAGCGCGCGGCCACCGGCCCGGCACACTCGCGTTCGGCGTGGGCAGCTCCGACATCCCCGCCGCCATAGCGAAGTTGCGTGAGCTGGGAGTAACCGGCCCCATACGGGCTGACTTGGGCCGTGGCGTGCTCGAGAACATCGAGCCGCTCGTCAGTCTCGAGCGGCGCCTGCGAGACCGTATCAAAGCGGAGCGTGACACCGCCAAAGAAGTTATGTCGCACCCGTATTCTGACGAGCGCGACGCCAGCGCCGATAGGCATTATTCCATAGCCGATGCGCTGGAGGAATTGCTCGAAGAATACCCGGCGCCAACGCCGCCCGTTACTCGCGAGCTTCGCGAAGCGCTCGAAAAAGGCTTCGTGCTTGAGCGCGGCGCCCGCGCCATTAAGTGCGAGTGCGGGGGCTACGCCGAACGTGTGCAGACTACTGCCGAGGAGCGCGCTGAGTACGGTTGCGGCCGAACCATTTCTTGCTGTGATGTTGCCTTCGTTTGTTCTATCTGCAAAACCCGGTGGGTCGGTAGTCAGCCGGCTCCCGAGGGAGAATAGCTATGACTGATGCAATCAACAATAAGCCCAAGCGTGGCTTTTCCACCATGACTCCCGAGCGTCAGCGTGAAATTGCCGCCATGGGCGGCCGCGCCGTGCCCAGCGAGCGCCGCAGTTTTGCTGCCAACCGTGAGTTGGCGAAAGCCGCTGGCCGCAAGGGTGGCCTTGCCGTACCGGGCGCCAAGCGCAGTTTCAGCCAGGACCGTGCGCTGGCGAGCCAAGCCGGGCGCAAAGGTGGGCAAACCGTGCAGAGCGCACCGCGCGGGTTCGCCAGGGATCCGGAGACTGCACAACAGGTAGGCCGCAACGGTGGGCTGGCGACGCAGCGCGCCAAGCGGGGTGAGGCATGAAATACATCATGTTCCAGACCGAAGATGGGCAGCACATGCCCGTCATGTTTCCCGACCGTCTCGTGCATGCCGACGTAGCACGCAGCTTGGAGCGCGCGTTTGTACTGGGTGAGATGCGCGGGGTCAAGCCGGTGTCCGCCGGATTCTGCGATGTAGAGGCGGTGGCCATGCACGGCACTTCCGAGTCACTCAGCCTCGAGAGCCGCGGCGAGCGCGACAAGAACATCGTCAACCAGTACAAGTTTCTCTATGGCATCGAATCGGAGTCTCACCGATGAGCGAGCTGCGTATGGAGCGGTTGACGGTGGCACCTACTACGGCGCGCGCGGCTGGTGTTACCCAGCAAGGCTTGGAGCTGGTGCGCCATTGGCTGTTGGCCAAGCGCCAAGCCGAGGCGCAGCGCGCCCGGTTCTACGCTGCCAATGAAGAGGAGCGCAAGGCCGAAGAAGCGCTGGCCAACTGGCTGAAGCCCGAGTGCATCAAGCCCGAGCCGGGCGAAAAGATCGCCGTATGGGTAGGGGATTCATTGTTTCAGGTGGAAGTGGGCGGCACGCAATGTGGCACCGGCTCTGAACCGGGGCAAATGATCAACGACAAAGTAACCATTCGCTACCGTGGCACCAAATTCGAGGAGCTGACGCGATGACCATCCAACGCAGTAAGTACGAGTGGGCGATAGAGCTGCTACGGCAACACCTGGAAGGCGTAGCTGATCGACGCAAAGAGGCGCAGTCGAAACTAAACGAGGCCGCGCACATGATCGAGGGGGCCAACATGAAGTTGGAAATGTGCAACGCCCAGGAAACCGAAATCAACGCGGCTATCACAGCGCTCAAGGCGGCTGAAAAGCGCGAGGTGCTGGGCCACCCGAAGCCAGATGCCGAGTGGCACCCCACGCACAAGGTGGAAACCTGCGTGCGACAGGACTTACGTAGCGATTTCCTATCAACCACTGGCGACCGAGTGTTGGGCGTGCCGTACGAGGTAACGTACTGCACCGAGTGCGGCGCTGGCGATCCAAATGTAGAAGAGCAGCATAAAAAGACAGATCCATGTGTGAAGGCGCGAGCCACCGCAATAGTCGCACAGTCTGCTAAGGTGAAAAGTTTGCTAAAGGGCGATCCCGGCTTGCCGTCGTGCATTCAAGACGACTTTGGCCCGGTGCAGCCGCTATGACAGACCTGGGTGATATCGTTGACGAAGGCAGGCTAGTCGACGAAGACTGCGCACAGTTCGTAACTATCACGGGGTTTGTTAGTGGCATTTCGCGCATTAGCGCCGAGGTATCTCGTCTAAGGTTCGTCATGAGCTGCCCGGAGTCCCCGCAGTTCGAGGTCGACATCAACGTGCCGCGCGAGGCGGGGCATATGTTCAAGATTGGGCAGCGCGTGGCGCTGACGGCGGAGGTTGCAGAAGATGACTGAGCTAGCAGAAACACTGAAACAGCGTAACAGCGTGTATGGTGACTTTAGTGATAATGCCGAAGTATCCGTCACACTGAAAGAAACGCTGCGCATCGCCTGGAACAAGCGGCAGGCCGCAACAGAGAAGAAGATCGAGGATTACGCGATCGAAGCTCTCGACCTGATAGCTACCAAGCTGTCGCATATCGTAACCGGCGACCCGTCGTACATCGACAACTGGCACGACATTGCCGGCTACGCCAAGCTGGTGGAGGAGCGGTTGACGGCGGCGAAGGAGCTTGCAGGTTCTGCATCTGCACCGGGCACGAGTGGCGGGTTTGCGCCCTACAACAAGGAAGCGAGCGACAGGTTAATCCGAGCCATTAGCGGAGCGTCACATCCAAGTGAGTGTCAAGCGCTGGGTAAGGCTGAAGACACGATCAATCGCGCAGACACGGACGGCCCCAACTACGAGCAAGGATGCGTGCCATGATGCGGGAAATAAGCGCGGGGCTGCGCACGCTCAAAGGTGTAAACGGCGCCGCGCACACTGAGATGAACCTGATCTGGGAGTCTGACAACTACGCTGCTGCCGGTCCGTTCAAAAACACGTTCTGGCATGCGGACGACGGCAACTGGTACACCAAGGATGGCACGCGCATTAAAAGCGAGCCATTGATAAAACTGTTGAATAACATCGAGCAGCGAGAACTCGAAAAGGTGCAAGCAGTATGAGCAAACAGACTAAGCCCATCAATGCGCAGTGTCAGAAGCGCTTGCACGGCCGCGAGCACGGCCGGTGCGTTAACGCCGCGACACACGGTGTGTACGCGTGGGGCGCTGGCGAAACGGACGTCAACCTCGACCGCCCAGTGATCGTAGTGTGCGGAGCCCACAAGCCGCAGCTCGACAATCGGTATCACAATAGAATCGTGAGGCTGCGAACCAAATGAACGTCGAACGTCAACCTGTTTTCAACGTCCGTATCGTGCGCGCCAACCGAGGCGGTACGTTCACCACCACCGCCGACTTCGGCGTGGGCGACATGATGGCCACGGTAACGAAGGCCGAGGAATTGCAAGCCGAGATCGACCAGGACTGCGACCCGGCGCGCGTGTACGTGGTAGCACCGGACGGCATACCCGTGCATGCCGCTGGCGCGCTGGAAAGCAAATGGACCCGCTACTACGCCGACTGGCAACAGCGGCGCCGCCGTGGCCCGTACCGGGCACAGTTGCGCAGAAATTGACCAATTTGGCACCCGGCCGGGTGCCCATGGCCCGGCCCGTGCCTAAGCTATTGTTTTTGCACACTAAATAGGTGCGCCAAAGCGTAAAAAACGCTTGCACCGCAAAGCAGTGCATATAGAATAAGGTGTGCATGGACACGTGCCGCCGGCCGGCGGCCAGAGGGGTCGGGCAAAACGGAGCCCAGGTAGCACGGCTAACCCCACCGTGGCGCAAAGGGCCAGTGCGGCTGCAAGGACGGGAATTAAGGGTGCGTGTACGCTGGTACGCGGCCCCCGCTGCCAAAACCCCAAACGCTCGATCACTACCGGGGACCGCACGACAAAGCGGCCGCAGCCCGCACCGGGGCAAAGCGCGTGGAGCCCTAGCAGCCTATACCGCTGCTAGTGGCGGGTACCGGCAAAAGCAGCCGGTAGCGGGCACCTACATGCCCAAACAATGCAAACCACCGGGCCGGCCATAAACCGGCGCAACCGCGAGCGCTACACCTTATATAAGGTGGCGGGTAGCGGGGTGTAGTAGCTACAACGGTGCAGCGCGGCGGGGACACCCAAGCGGGCACCGGTACGGACAGCAGTGGCACACGGAGCTTAGTGCAAGCGGGGCATCCGAGAATCAGCAGAAACTCGGGTGTTCCGCAGTGCGGTCGGCGTAGCGAGTAGGCTCGCAGATGACGCGTCAAGCCGGGTTCGACTCCCGGACGCGCCGACCGCACTGCGGAACATCCGTTCCAGCATTCACTTCTTCAATTTGGAGAACCAACATGCAAATACGCAAAACCACAGTGGCCGCCATTCGCAGCAGGTCGCCACGCAAGCCCGGCGACAGCGCGCGTGCCATTCGCACGGCAATGCAAAAGCAAACGCAGGCGACGTTCAAAACGCTCGCAGACTGGCGCAAGCATGCTGACGCGCATCGATACTACGTGCAATTCGATCGCACGCGTCGCGAGTACACTGCGCACCGCACCCCTACAGACCATTACATACTCGGCGCGTTCATGACGGTCGTGCCCAAGATCACTCTGTACGGGCGCGTGATAGACGAGGGCGGAGCGCGCGGCTGGATGCGCGTGTTCCACTAAACAACAAAAACGTTCGCACATTCGGGTTCCTTCGCACATTCACTTCTCACTGGAGAACTAACATGGCTACCAAGACCACCAAGACCACCAAGACCACCAAGACCAACCCCACCATCGTGCTCGGCGACAAGAAGCGGGCTAGCAAGCGCCACGGCGCCAAGGACAAGCTGTACGCGCTGTTGCCCAAGCGGGGCAGCATCAAGCAGTCCGCGCTCATCGAGAAGGCCGAGGCCGAGGGGCTGAACCCGGCACGGGTTCGCAAGTGGATTCCGGCTTGGGCGGGTAAGCATTATATCGAGTTGCGCTGACCCCTAGCGCACGCCGCCATTCCGAGGAGTGGCGTTACTTCGGCCGGGCGCCCGTGGCCCGGCCTTTTTATTTTTCGGCATTCACTCTCTGAGGAGACTAACATGCAAGTTACGACTGACAAGCAGCTATTCGACGAAGTCCGCAAGCTCGGCCTCACGATCAGAAAGTACGACGGCGAATACCGCGTCAACTTGAAGGGCGGCGATGAAGGAACCGCCAACTACACCAGTGACCGGCAGGACGCGTACCAGACCGCGCTGGCGATGGCGAAATGCAATCAGCACGCCGCGCAGCACGAATTCTTGCCCGATATGGGCAACTACGGCAAGTGTCTGTCGTGCGGCCAAGCTAAAAATGCCGCCGCGCACACGTCGTCGCGGTCCGACCGCAGCATGGTGTACGCCGTGCGCATACTGCTCGAGAAGCACAAGCACGAACTGGAAGACACGACGCTTGGGCAGATAAGCGACGCGTACCACGTACTCGGCATACTAGCTCGCAAGCTGGAGGAGCGCTAACATGCTTAGACACAACGCGCCATCGCCATTCAATAAAAGCGGACCTATCTCCCGCATGCAAAAGCGCACCGCGCGCCGTCGCGCTGGCAAGGCGTTTGCCGCTCTGACGCTGGCCGCGCTCGACGTGCTGGACAACAAGACGCTCACCGCGGCGGAACGCGCCGTTGCTGAGCAGGTGTATGAGTTGGCGAGCAAGCTAGAATCAGGGGAGGGCTAGTGATGCCTGCCAAGATATCAGAAAACACCCGGTTGCACGACAAGGCAGACGCCGAAATCATGCGCTGTCACACTGGCGACCGACGGAACAGCCGTTCGCGCAAGCAACGCAACATGACCCGTGCGTTCTGGGGCATTCCTATCGTATGCTACGCCGACGGCGGTATTGCGCTGCTCGACTACGATTCGCCGCGGGGCACCGAGACATGCTGCGCATACTAAAAGCGCTGCTACTGCTAGCAGCGGTGTTCGCGGCACTTGCTGTGCTGCTGGTCATTGGCCCTTATCCCAAAGAACAGGAGACCCGTTCGTGAAGCTACGAGATTTACCGCAACTCAAGAGCGCCGTGCAAGCGCTCGCCGCCGCAAATAACATGCCGTGCTGCGATCAGGCGCTCGACGCCATCGACATTCCAGACGAGTGGCGGGTGCGCTGCTGCCTGGCAGACGACCAAGTGGGCGACCTGAGCGGGCTGTCGCTGGACACGTACATCCCGCATGAAGAAATCAATACGGACAACGCCGACCCGCAGGACGACTGCCTGGAAACGATGGTGGACGGTGAGGAAAGCGTTAAGAACCTGCTGGTCATGCACACCAACAGCGGAGAACTCGATCAGGTGCTGAACGCGTTCTTCGACGGCGAGCTGTCGAAGCTCTTGCAGGAATGACGACGCGCAACGTACAGATCGCGCTGCCGATAGCGGAAAACGCGCATGTCGCGCAGAATATAAGGCACATTTCGCAATCGCCGCATCTGACCGCCATGCTGAAGTTGGAGGCCATAAAGTCTGAGTTGGCCACTGCGTGCAAGGGCTACCTTGGCGGCCTGACTGTAAAGGACGTGAGCATTGCCAGCGTGAGCATTGCCAGTCAGGGCATGGAAACAGTAATTTTGGACTTCACGGTCGAAGATACTGACTACAAGGATCCGCCACAGATAATGGATTTATGGGAGCTAGCGAAGAAGTACATGCCGTCAGCCGAAGTGATGGCGCGTATGTACATGCAAACATTCGACAGTTCCCTACCGGCTAAGCTAGACGGCAAGAAGTTAGACGCGATCATACTCGACGATTTAGAAGAGGAAGCACAAACCTTTCCCACCAAAACCAATGAAGAAACTGCTCGAGACATTTTAACTGCAACCCATTCACTCTCTGAGGAGGAGACTAACATGGGCTTTACGAGAACGCGCCGCTCTGGCGCGGCAATCCCACGCAACCGCTTCCTGCCACCTAAGGTGCAGGACGCTGACTTTAGTCAGATCCACAAGTATCATCAGTACATGCTGGCGGATGCGCTGGGCTGCTTTGGTGCCATTAAGGCCGCCGCACCGGCTGACCGCGCCAACCTGCTAAAGGAAGCGGCACTGCGCGACCTTGGCGCGGCCCAACGCTGGTATGAGTTGATTTGCCTGCAGAAGGACGGCAGCAAGCCGGCCGAGACCGACCAGGAAAAGCGCTACGTCGAGTTGCTGAGCAACATACTCAACCAATACAGCGGCGACCTGGACAAAGCCGGCGATGAAGCCGTGACCAAGGCGATTGAGGCGCTCGACAAGGGTGTCGAGAAGCACATGCCGAAGATGGTGGACTTCGCCAAGCGGGCGATCGCGGAAGCGGCTGATAAGCGCGCTCCCATCGTGATCAAGGATGGCGCCAAGGTTAGGAAGATCAAGGGCGTGCTACCACCGGAGTTTCAGCGGATGGTAGAGTTGGCCAGTGCGCGCATTCCTATTCTGCTGGTCGGCCCCGCCGGTTGCGGCAAGACATTCCTCGCCGAAAAGGTAGCCGAAGCGCTGGGCTTGGACTACAGCGACCAGTCTTGCAGTGAGGGCATGTCCGAGAGCGTGTTCAACGGCCGGCTGCTGCCCATCGGCAAGAACGGCGCATTCGTTCATGTGCCGTCGCCATTCATGATTCGGTACGAAAAAGGCGGCGGCATGCTGCTAGACGAGGTCGACGCTGGCGACCCTAATCTGTTCACCTATATCAACAAGGCAATCGCTAACTCGTCGTACACAGTGGACCAACGTTACGATAACCCGGTGGTAAAGAAGCACAAGGATTTTGTGCTGATCGCCGCGGCTAACACTTACGGCAACGGCGCTGACGCAATGTACGTTGGTCGCAACCAACTGGACGCCGCGACGCTGGACCGGTTCAAGGTCGGCATGATCACCATGGATTATTGCAAGGAGGTCGAAGAGGAACTGGGTACCGGCGAACTGTGCGAGTGGGCGTGGGGTATTCGCGACAAGATTCGCGAGAACAAGCTGCGCCGCATCATGTCGACCCGCGTGATCAAGGACCTGGGCATCATGACGGAGCGCTACAACTGGGCGCAGCCTGAATGGGAGCGATCGTACTTCACCGGTTGGACCGATGCAGAGCGCAGGTTAGTAGCATGAAAACTACACGCAACATGCGCGCCACGGTGGCGCACGGGCAGCTCAGTATGGAATGGGAAACCTTCGAGCAGTTTGTCGCCGACATAGCGGAAGCGCGCAAGGCTGGGGAGCGCATGAGCGCTGGCGGCTGGCGCGGTAATATAGATTGGTACGGGTGCGCTGGCGGCGTGCCCGAAGTATTCAACAAGGTGGAGTACGGCTGGCCGGAGATGCGCGGGAAGCTGGAAAGACTAACTGCCGATCTGGAACTCGAGATTCCTAACTTTCCAAGTCGCGCTGCGCTGCGTCGCCGCAAGCGTCACCGGGATGATCACGGCGACACACTGGATATGACCAGAGTGTGGAACGGCGATATCGGTCGGGCGTGGGAGCGCCCCGTGCGTGAAGACGTACATACGGTGAGCACGAAGCGCGTGACGATGGCACTGGATCTTGGCACCCCGTGGCACATGACGCAGGAAGCCGCCTTGTGGCGTGCTGCGCTGGCCGTTGCGCTGTGCGACCGCTTGGCCCGTGCCGGTAAGGTGATTGAGGTGTGGGTGTGCGGCAGTGCAATGAGCGTATGGCGCAATGCGCCGATCGGTAGCAACAACAAGAGTACGAGCGCATGGTGCATAAAACGCACGCAGGACCCGTTGGTGCTGGATCGCTTGTGCAGCATGGTAACAGCCGGCTTTTGGCGAGCGTGCGGCTTCTGGTCGTTTCACACGCTGTTGGATGGCAGGACGTTGGAACACTATGGCTACTACCCCGGTGGCCACGAACAGCTCCCCGCCACGCTGGAGGAGCGCCGCGCTGGTGGAGAGTTGGTGCTGCACACGCGCAATTGCTTGAGCAAGGAGCAGATGCTGGCTGAGTATGAGCGCGCCTGGAAGGAAGTGGAAGCGCACGCTGCGATAGCGCACCAGGAGCACGTGGCATGAGGGCTAAGATCGTCGTAGTGCTGGCGGTACAGTGGGGCTACCCTACGTTCCAGCGCGACATGGTGAGTGCGGCGGCGCGAGTGTTGAAGTTGCCGCATCCGGCAGCGCGCACTTGGAAGAAGCGCGACATAGAACACTGGAGTACGGTATGCCGCTTAGGTTCGAAGTTAGTTACGGAAAGACCGCATGGGGGTTCCCAACGGTAGCGGTGCGGCGGGGCGGGTTGCAGATAAACCCGCGCGATACGATGCCTGCGCAGATGAAAAGTGCTTTCGACACGCTGCTAGATCCTGAAATGCTAGATCGTGCAATGGCAGAATTAACTCGTCAATGGGTGAAGCGAAAACTATGAAACTGAAGCTCAAGCGGCCGATGCCGCAATGGCGCCGTGCGATGCGCGGCTGGTTCGCACTACCGGCGCACCGGTGGAGGTTCATACCGTGAATATTCTGATGCTCGATGAGGACCCGCGCGAATGCGCTCGCAGTTACCCGGACCGCCTTGTAGCCGCCGCCACACGCGACGCCGCGTGCCTGCTTAGCGCCGCCCACGTAGCGCTGGACGGCGTTGCCACCGCCAAAGCCCGCATCGGGCTACTGCTACCCACCTATTACGCGCCCGTATACACGGCGCGCGCCGTTACCGGTAGCCCGTGGGCACGCTGGGCACAGCGGCAGCACGCCAACTATCGCTGGCTACACCGGTTGCTGTATCGCCTGACGCAAGAGTTTTATCGGCGCTGGCACCGCACACATCCGTTCGAACTTGTGGCGTCGCAGCACGAGCTGTTCCCGCTCAACCTACCCATGGGCGGCCCAGTAATGTTGCCCGCGCCGCAGTGCATGCCGGTAGCGTACCGGCGCAGCAACGCCGTAGCCGCGTATCGGCTTTACTTTGTGCATACAAAGCGTGCGCTAGCGCACTGGTCGACACCCGCAGCGGCACCCGCTTGGTATAACGAACTTTCACAGTCGGAGGGTCTGAACGATGAGCATGTTGCAGGAAAAGATTGCCAGCCTCACGCCTGAGCAAACGGAGCGCATCACGCGCGTGATGAAGCAGACGAACGAGGTGGCATTACGCAATTCGCGCGCGCTGCTGAACGCGTTGTTGCGAACGGAAAACCCCAGTTGTGGGCACCGCGAACATCGGCTCAAGCCGGAGGGGCCAAACGATTGGTTCGCCATCGACAACTTGATGCGCGTGGTGGCCAACGTGCTAACCAGCGGCGTGCCGGCGTTGCTGACGCTGTTCGCGCAAAGTCGTTTCGAAGAGTCCGAGCCGGATTCGTCGGAGGCAACGCTGGCGAGTGTGCGGCGTTCCATGGAAATGATCGAGCATGAGATGGGTGTCAAGATCGCATCGTGGATCTTGACGTGCCATTTCCAACTCGTGTGCCAAGGCGAAACGCGCAGTAACACGGCCGACATACACGTCGATCGCATACGCGGCATGGTCGAGCCGCTGATAGCACGCTCCTTGCGCGAGCCCACTATGGATGAGATGGCGGCGCACTGCAAAGCGCTTGGAATATGAGGACCATCGGCGAGCAGATCGACCGGCTGTATGACAAGGAACAGAAGATCGACGAGGTCGAGGCGCAACTGCGCAAGCTGAAGCAGGATCGCGAAAAGTTGCAGGCGCGACTGCTGCGCTCCTTCGGCACCGAGGACATCGACGGCTGTAAAGGCCGGCGCGGCGTGGCCACCGTGCTGAAGACGCCGTTCGCGTCGATCAAGGACCGACGCAAATTCATGCACTACGTTATCAAGAACCGCGCGTTCGACTTGCTGCAGAACCGTGTGGCGAGCCGCGCGTACTTCGACAGAATTGAGGAGGGCGAAGCAATCCCAGGCGTGAAGGTGTTCGACAAGATCAGAGTTTCAATCAGGCGGAGAAGTAGATGAAACAGAAGATGGTGGGGACGACACTATGAAACGTTCGCAACGGCTCGGCGGTGGCAGCGCCAAGAAAAACCGCCAAGGCAAAAGTCGCTACGCTGCCAAGAAGGAGCAGGGCGACATGATGTATGGCCCCGGTTGTTGCGCTCACACCGTGAGTGCGGCGCAAGTAGCAGCGGCGAAGCAGCGTGCCCGGTCGGAAGGGCACCTGCATGAATCATTCGGTAGACCACAGGAGACGATGTAAAGTGAAGAAGAAGCGTAACCCGGATTGGGAAGAGGAACTGGCGAAGGAAGCCAACGACGAAGCGGCGCGTGAAAAGGCACGCGCCGGCGGCGGCATGGAAAACCGCATCAGCATTCGCAACCGCAAGTTCTCACTCGGAGGCGAGCTGGTAGACAAGGAAACGAAGGGCAAGTCGTTCCGCGGCGTGATCGTGGACTTTGCCTACCTGCGCACCTACTACGATACCAAGTACGATGAGGAGAATCCGGGGCCACCGACTTGCTTCGCGTTGAGCGAGGATGGCGAGGACATGAAGCCGCACAAGAACAGCGGCGAGGCGCAGGCACGCGCATGCGAGAAGTGTCCGATGAGCGAGCCCGGTAGCGGTGGCGGCAAGCGCCAAGCGTGCGCCGCACGCCGTAGGCTCGGCATCATTCACATCGATGACATGGAGGACGCCGATGCAGTAGCGGAGGCCACCGTTGCCGTGATGGAAATCCCGGTGATGAGCATCCGTAACTGGTCGAAGTTCGTGAAGGCGTGCAAGAGCGACCACGCACGGCCGTTCTACGCCGTGGTCTGCAAGTTCGGGTTCGATGGCGATGCGGATTACCCGGTCGTCACGTTCGAGCCGGATGAGGAGATCGACGACGAGGACGTGGTCAAGGCGTTGCAGGAACGCCGCGAGGCAGTGCGCGAAATGCTCATGACGCCCTACGAGCAGGCAGCCGCCAGCGGGGGTAAGAAGAAGCGCAAATCCAAGGATGACGAGGACGATGACAACGACGGCGATGAGGATGACAAGAAGCGCCGTTCCAAGGATGACGCTGACGACGATGAGGACGAAGACGACAAGCCGACGCGCAAGAAGCGCCGCTCCAAGGACGAGGATGACGATGATGAGGATGAAGATGATGGCGACAAGAAGTCGCGCCGTCGCAGTCGTGATGATGACGAAGACGACGATGAGGAGGATGAGAAGCCGAAGCGTCGCCGCGGCAAGAAGGACGAGGACGAAGACGACGATGAGGACGACGATGACGAAGACGAGGATGATGCCGATGAAGAGGAAGACGAAAAAGAGGATCGCAAATCTCGAAAGTCGCGTGGCAAAGCTGGAAAGCGCGATGACGACGATGAGGACGAAGACGACAAGCCGGCGCGCAAAAAGCGCGGCTCCAAGGACGAGGATGACGACGAAGAGGACGAGCCCCGCCGCAAGCGCGGCAGCCGCTTCGGCAAGTAAGCATTAGCTGATGAACCTGCGCATCGTGAGCTGACGGCAGCGTGTTCCGCTGCGGCGCTCGGCGCCACGGTAGTTACACCGGCCCTTCGGGCGAAGGATGCACGGTGCGCGGGTTCTCCTTTCCCTTTTTGGAGATAAGCACTTGTGGAGAGAATTCGTGCGCGGTACGAACCGCACTTGATTTTAGAAAAGGCGTGGCGCGCGTTCATTGTGCTCGTGCAGCGCATGAACGAGACGGAGCTGTGGGAAGCCATCAAGGAGGAGCAGCGCGGCGCCAGGCGCAAGTCATATCTGGAGCGCATGCACAAGCGCGCCAGTCATCTACGCATGAAGCGCGAGCGAGAGGAGTTGGTGACGTGATTCAAGCCAGTCAACCGAAGCGCGTCGAGCGCACGCTGCCGTGCAACGTAGACCAAGAAGTGTGTGACACGCTAGTTAGCAAAGATGCGCTACAGACTGGCGCTAGCCAATGGCCACAAGTCGTGGGCGCGGCGCTGGCTTCGCGAGCGCAGGTTGCTTCACAAGGTGAAATCATGAGACTATTCGAAGATAATACGCTTGTAGCGGAGTGTCGTGTATCCGACCCCAAGACCGGGCTGCGTTTTACACACATAGAATTAGATGCGCGCGACGTGTGCGACTTGCGCACGCTTACTGGCGATCAGATCGCAAGTTGGCTGGAGGTGTGGGCATGCGGGTTTAACCTGTCTTCGGAACAAGCTCGCGATGCACGTTTTCGGGACAATCAGATCAGAGCGTGCGTTGATTTAGTTATGGGCATAGAACGCGCCGTGGCCGCGCGTTACGGTGACGGCCACGCCAGCGTAGACGACGTGCGCCGCGTGCATCGTGAATTCCAGGCTAGGGTGCACGACGCGGTGCGGGTGTACTGCGCCGGAGTGCTGCAAATTGACGTGCTTGGGTAGCCTTGGGCACAAGGAATGCACCGGCGCCTACACTGGACAATACAATGAACCGTGTTACCTTTATCTACAACGTCGGCGACAAGGTAGAGATACGTGAAACCGGGCACCCAGGACAGGTCACAGGGTGCTTGGCCGACGACACAGGGCACCAATACCGCGTCGTATGGTGGAACAACGGAGAGCGAAAGCACGAGTGGCTGTACGCTTTTGAGATAGAAGACCGTGGCGACAAGTGACCGCTCCGTTGTAGACTTCGAGACCGAGAAGATCGAATCGCGACCCAACTACCCGCCGCGCCCAGTCGGGGTCAGCATTAAGTTACCTGGGCAGCGGGCGGAATACTTGGCATGGGGGCACCCGAGTGGGAACAACTGTAGCGTTGGCACAGCGCGTGCTCGGCTACGTGAAGCGTTCGAGTACCGCACCGTATTTCACAACAATGGATTTGATTTGGATGTGGCTCGCTGTTATTTCGGGCTCCGGCCGCGCCAATTCGACGACACCATATTTCTGGCGTTCCTCAACGACCCTTACGAACGCGAACTGAAACTGAAGCCGCTGGCGCACAAGCACCTGAACATGCCCCCGGAGGAGCAGTCTAGACTGCGTGACTGGCTGCTTGAAAACGAGCCAGCGCTGCGCAGTAAGAACCAGCACGGCAAGTGGGGCGAATATATTTGTCGCGCCCCCGGCGAGCTGGTGGGCAAGTACGCCAACGGCGACACGCGCCGCACAAAAGGGCTGTACGAACATCTGTACCCCAAGATAGTAGAGCGCGGCATGCGCGCCGCGTACGAACGCGAGCTGGCCGTAGCTCCTATTGTGTTGGGCATGGAGCAGAGCGGGGTACGTGTTAGCCGCAAGCGACTGAAGGAAGCGTTGCGCGTGTTCGAGAAGCTGGATGCGCTGTTGGTGCAGCGCATACACCGGCGGCTTGGCGTGTCCAAGTACGGTCAACCGTTAGCCAAAGAGTTCAACGTGGACAGCGGCAAGCAACTAGGCGCCGCGTTGCTACGGGCCGGCAAGCTCAGCGCAGTGGTCAAGACCCCGAAGGGTCAGCAGAGCACCAAGATCGACATACTGCGTAAGACCTGTACGGACAAGAAACTGCTGGATCTGCTGGCCGTGCATAGCGTGTGCCGCAAGTACATCAGTAGCTTTATCAAACCATGGCTCGAGCAAAGCGAGGTAACGGGTGGGCGCATTAATCCGCGCTTTAACCAAGTTCCAAACGACGGTGGTGGTGGTGCGAGGAGCGGTCGATTCAGCAGTAGTGACCCTAACCTGCAAAATGTGCCGACTGACGTCGAAGAAAGTCAGAATCGAGATACCCTCCTACTTCTGCAGAAGTGGCTCGCCGACGAGTTTAACTATCAGTTCCTAGGGCTACGCGACTTCATCGTACCGGATGAAGGCATGGTGATGATCTGCTGCGACTATTCGCAGCAGGAGCTGCGCTTCCTGGCGCACTTCGAAGACGGCATTCTGGCGGAGGCGTACAACAAAGATCCCAACATGGACGTACACGATTTCGTGCGACTGTTGATCCTCAAGGAAATTGGTATCGACTTCCCGCGCAAGCACGTCAAGATAACGGTGTTCGGCATCGTGTACGGCATGGGCGTGGAAAAGCTGGCGGCCCGACTTGAAATCGACGTGGGCACGGCCAAGAAACTGCGTGATGCCGTGCTACAGGCGATACCCGGCATACGCGGCCTGATGAAATACCTGAAACGGCTGGCTGAGGACGACAAGCCGCTTATTACATGGGGCGGCCGGCAATACTACTGCGAGCCGCCGCGCATGGTGAAGTTGATCAACAAGCATACTGGCAAACCCATATACGACGAGTTTGGCGAGCCGGTGTACAAGTCGATCGACTTCGCTTACAAGATGCTCAACTATCTCATTCAGCCCAGCGCGGCGGACTGCACCAAGCAAGGCATGATCAACGTGCATGAGGACGTTGGTGACAAGTGCCGTATCGCGGTGCAGGTGCACGACGAACTGATGGTGATGGCGCCGAGCCGCAAGTACGGGCCGCGCATTGCCCGCGCCATGTGCGATATAAAATTGAAAGTTCCAATGCTGGCAGAACCAAAATATTCGGAGGAGTCATGGGCGAGAATAAAGAAGCTGGCGGCGTGAAGTTCGACAGCGAGTACATCGACATTGTGGTTGACAAGGGGCCAGACGCCAGCATTGTAGGAATAGAGGACGCGCGAGGCAACTCCATACGCGTTGGCGAATGGCTACGTCGCGGACACGACGGACAGTGGGCGCTACGGTTACAGCTTAAGGACTGGGCTGCGCCACAAAAGGACGAAGGAATTACGGGCGAGAATAAAGAAGCTGGCGGCGTGAAGCAATCGTTGCGCCGTCGTCTGGTAAACATTGTGCGCCTGGCTATGGAAAGCGGCGTAACCTGTTCAGGACTTGCAGAAGACATAAAGGCAAACACTGCGGAACGCTACGCCGAACGAATCGAGAAAGAACTGATAGCGCCGCTAGCTAAGGAAAGCATAGAACTACGAGGTAAGGTCATCAGCGGCTTCTACGCGGAACAATACCCAAGCTACGCGCAAGGCATGCCCACTCACGAACTGCAAGAGTTTGCTACAGCCGAGGAGTTAAACGCCATCGTTGAGCGGCTGCAAAAGCTAGAGAACGCGGTTAGCTTAAGCGCCGCTGTCTACGTGGTCAGCGATAACGGTTGCTTGTTACCGCTTGATGCAATGCATCAGTACCCCTCGCACTACCCGCACGTCGTGCAGTACGAGGAACACCGGCGCGCAGTAGGCACGCTGTATGCGGCTTTGCACTTACTCTGTGATCAGATCACAAAGAGCAAGGCTGTTGACAAACACGGACACAAGGTTACAAACAACATACGATACCGCGAGGCATGCAAGCTCGTAGGTATCGAGCCGCCACCACTAAGTGCCACGAAGGAGTAAGCGGAATGCAAGAAATGAAGTTCGACCCCGGCGTCGCTGTGCGCGATAGTAAAGCGTGGCGCTTGTTTGTAACCGAGTATGCCAACGCTCACCTAGACAACGAAGAAGAACAGCAGAAGGCGTGGAACTGGTTCCGCGTTGGTTACCAAGCCCGCAAAGTAGCGGAGCTGGGCGCCATGTACGGCACGCCGCACACGCAGCGCACGCGTGAAAAAGGTGCCGCGCCGCATTGGCTACGATGCGAGCATGTGCAACGATGCGAGCATGCGCAACCGATTGACCCGTACAACCCGGAAGTCGGCAGTAAGCGCTGCCTGCTCGCCGCCGGCCATGGCGACAAGCACGAGTTCGCAGTATGAAGACGTTATCGCCACAGGAACGCCGCGATTTGCACGAGCGCATGGAGAATGCGAGTAAACTAGCGCTTGAGGCAGAGCGCGCGTACTTGCGCAACAACGGCTGGACCTATACTAGCTCTAACAACCCGCGCTGCGTGTGGCGGTGGGAAAAAGAAACGGCCAATGGCAAGGTGACCGCCACTCAGCAGGAAGCGATTCTACAGCAGGAAGCGATCGACACGCTAGACGGCATCTACGATGGCGAGGAAGTCGAAGGGTGAAGAAGCGCACCAAGTACCCACGCCCCAAGCGTTGGTCCTATTCGTCGTGGTCTAGCTGGTCGCAATGCGCGTATCGGTACCTGAAGCATCACATACTGGGTGAACGGCCGCCACCGGGGCCAGCGCTAGCGCGCGGCATAGCGGTGCACGCCAAGGCCGAGGCATACCTTAAAGGGCTGTTGAAAGGGCCACCGCCGCGCGAACTGTGGAAGCTAGCGCCTCACTTTCGCGAGCTGAAAGACATTCGACCGGTAGTCGAGCAGTACTGGAATGTGGACCGCGATTGGCGCCCCACAGACAAGGAGCACAGTTGGTGCGTGATGAAAATGGACGCGGCCGTGCTGCCCAGCCGGCGGCGGCCGGATGCGCTGTGGATCGGCGACCACAAGACCGGTAAGGAATACGCCGACTCGCACGAAAAGCAGGGGTCGCTGTACGCGTGCATCGGCGCGGTGGTAGTGCCTTACGCCGTGGGCGTGGACGTAGAGTTCTGGTACGTTGACCAGGGGTACAGCCAGCCGTACCACTACACGCCGCGTCGCATCGCGCGCGACACCAAAGTATGGATCGCGCAGGGCGAGATGATGATGGCTGAAACAGACTTCCTGCCGACTCCATCAACCGAAGCGTGTCGCTATTGCGATTTGCGCTCGAACAAGGGCGGCCCGTGTAAGGCGTGGAAAGCGCTGAGGCACTAACATGAATTGGCCCTTCTGGCTTTGCGTCGTTAAGGCCGCCATGGACGCGTTTATCGCGGCAGGAATGTATAAGCACAGTCCGGCGCTGGCTCTAATGTTTGCCGGGTACGCGCTTGCCGATGCGGGTGCCGCATGGGTTGCTAGGTGAAATCGTTAGGAGATAGACATGCTTGAGCTTGTGATCATTGGCGTCGGCGCAGCGATATCGCTCGTGTTGCTCGCCATCCTGCGAGAAGTAAAAGCGTTGAGGGAGAACCGACAATGAAGCGAGTTATCGTGCTTGCGCTGGCCGTGCTGCTTACCGGCTGCGCCGTATGCCAACGCCACCCCGACGGCTGCGCTATTGCCGCTACAGCGGTGGTCGGTGCCGCTATTCTAGCGGTGGGCGTGGCGCAGTGGAACAACTGTAGCGTTATCGGGCAACGCACCTACGCGCCGCCGTGCGCTAGGCGTAAATGAGTCGCCTTGAGAAGCACCAGGAGCGCAAGTTCGCTCGCTGGTGCAAGAACAATGATTACGAAGCAATCAAGTTGAACACGGTGGGTCCGTATGGCACGACGAGTTGGCCTGACAGGGAGTGGCTTGGCCCGAATGGTCTCATTATCTTTTTCGAGTTCAAACGTAAGGGCGGCAAGCCTACCAAGCTGCAAGCACGCTGTCACAAACGGTTGCGCCGGCTAGGTTTCGCCTGCTATGTCGTTTTCACGGCTAAGGAAGCCATCGAGTATTGCAAAGCAGCGCTCCTCGCAGAGCGAGTTCGTTCCAAAGCCTTATCAGGCGCAGTGCATCAAGTTCGGCGTAAGGAACGCCGCCGCAGGCTTCTTTCTGGCGCCCGGTCTAGGAAAGACCGCGATCATTCTGTTCATCTTCAAGATACTGCGCGCACTCGGCATCGTCGACACGCTGATGGTGTTCGCGTCACGAAGGATCGTGTACGGCGTATGGCCGCGAGAGATCAAGAAGTGGAAATTAGGGTTTCGAACAAGAATCGTACACGGCTCTTCGAAGCAGCAGCAGCTCGAAGCGGACGCTGACGTATACTTGATAAACCTAGAAGGAATGCTGTGGTTAGTGCAGCGCCATGGCCGGGCATGGAAAACCATGCCATGGACCAAGGAGTTCTTCAAGCGCCATCGCAAGGTGATGCTCGTACTGGACGAGAGCAGCAAGTGGCGCAACACGCGGACAGAACGCTTTAAAGCGCTGAAGAAGATCATCGGTCGCTTCTGTCGTCGATACATTCTAACCGGTAGTCCTACTCCGAAGGGACTCATGAATCTGTTCGGGCAAGTTTATATCTTAGACCTGGGCGAAGCGCTCGGCACGTTCATAACGCAGTTTCGCAATGAGTACTTCGTGCCCATGGGGTACATGGGCTACGACTGGAAGCCGCAGCCTGACGCCGAGAAGCGCATATTCAAAAAGTTGCGGCCGTTGGTGTTACGCTACGGTCATGACCAATTGGACCTGCCGCCTCTTTCATTCCACAACATATGGGTAGACCTGCCCAAGAAAGCGAGACGCGCGTATGAAGAAATCGAAGAAGAGTTCATCACGGAATGGAAGAACGAAGAAATCACCGCGGCCAATGCGGCGGTCGCAAGTGGCAAGTGCCGTCAGATCGCGAACGGCGGCCTCTTCGTCGGCGGAGGCGAGACAGGGCGTAGATGGGAAACACTCCACGACGCCAAGTGCGAAGCGCTCGTCGAACTTCTCGAAGAGCTTGAAGGGGAACCGGCGCTCGTCGCATGCGAGTACAAGCACGACAAGGCACGTTTTGATAGTTTCGCTGCGCACCACGCCAAGCAATTTTCCAAAGCGCCTGTCATTGACGGTGACACTTCCGATCGAGACGCTGAACGAGCGCAGAAGTTATGGGACCGAGGTGACCTGCCCCTACTGTGGGGAAACCCACAATCTATTGCTCACGGTCTCAACCTCCAAGGTAAAGGAGGAATCGTTGTCTACTTCAGCCTCACGTGGGACTTAGAGAACTACGAGCAGTTCTACCAGCGCGTGTGGCGGCAGGGGCAGAAGCGCCGCGTACTGGTATACCGTATTCTTGCTCGCGACACTGTGGACGTGGTAGTGTTACGCGCCCTCAAACGAAAAGATCGCGGACAGAAGCGCTTGCTTCGCGCGATGGAGAGTTATTATGGCTAAGGTGTACGATTACAAAAAGCCGAACGACATGGTGTTGAATTGGTGCGAACAGCGCCGGCGCGAAATCCAGACAGCGCGCGATGAGCTGATTGCGGAAGAAAAGCTGATCAACGCAATCGTAGCGCAATTCACGCCGTTGGTGTGCGCGCGTTGTCAGGGCGAAGGCATCGTAATGCTTTGTATTGAAGGCTGCGAAATGGACGGACCGCGCCAACATACTTGCCCGAAGTGCCATGGTACAGGTAAGCCGCCGGCAGCGCAGTCAGGCAGCGCCGGCAAAGGGGAATAGCGTGGGCTTCAACAAGATAGCGGCGCAAGCTGCCCAGCGCAAAGACGGTTTCGTGCCCACCACCGATAAGGAGTTGAAGGAGATACGCAAGCGGGCTGCTGCGCGCGACGAAGAGCGCACGCTGGGCAAGCGCGTGAAGCACGAAAGCAGCCGGCGCGACAAGGAACGCGGTGTGCCCCGCGACACTCTCGGCATCAAGAATGCGCTGCTGAGCAACCAGCCCATACGAGTGTTCCGGCCGCAACTGTTCGCCCGTTTCGTGGAGCTGTGCAAGGAACGCGAGATGCCGCCGCCGGCGTACCACGAATACGAGCCGCGCAAGAAAGCCGACGCCAATTTTCTGTACGACATCCAAGCATGCTGTGCCCGCGTGCCGTGGCAACGCCTTAGCGAGCTGCTGGCGTTAGGGTGCGGCAAGCCCATTCCGACCAGGGACTGGGCCGAAGCATTCCATTGCGTGCTGTGGATGATGCACTCAGCATTCGGGGTGCGGTCCAACTTCTTGGACAAGCACAAGGATCATGTTATGGACCGAATTGAAGACATGGAAGCCCTGGACGAGTGGCCAGTTACCGCTCACAAACGTAAACGAAACAGAGAAGAGGAAACTGATATGACTCTCGAGCAACGCAATGCCTCCATGCGCGCCCGTGCCCGCGACGACGAGGATGATGAGGACGATGAGGACGAGGAAGACTCGAAAGCGCGCAGCCGTGATGAGAACGATGAGGACGAGGACGATGAGGACGAGCGCCCGGCACGCAAGAAGAAAGCAGCCGCCGCGAAGAAATCCTCAAAGCCCGCGAAGAAGTCCTCACGCAACAAGGGCGACGATGAGGGCGATGACGAGGACGAGAAGCCGGCGCGCAAGAAGCGCAGCGCAGGCGCCGTCAAGCTGGAGCCCAGCACCGTCATTCGCGTGGTAAAGACGCGTGATGGTGGCGGGGCCAAGGGCAAGCTGTTCGCCCTGCTGACCAAGAAGGGCGCCAAGTACAAGGACATTCTGGCAAAGGCGGAAGACGAGGAGTTGCCGGCCGGCAAGGTGAAGAAGTGGATTGCTGGCTGGGTCGGCAAGTACCTCGAAGCCGAGTAAGTCAACCATTCGCAAATAAGGAACGCGCTGCCACGGACGGCGGCGGTTCTTCGATTTTTATTTTGACATAGTGAAAGGTGCCGACCATGCTGTACGTTTCTATGCCCACGACTGCACTAACCCGCAAGGCTGCGCATGCGGAGGACTTCGGGCCACCCGCGACCGAAGCGGGGTATGGGTAGTCTAGCCGCTTGCTTGCGCGAGGCCGCAATGCATATGCAGCAAGCCGCACTAATACTGCGGGACTGCCAGGCGCAGTATCCGATGCGGACACATGCCGCTAACCGTATGGAGGTAATACAACATTCCGCAGCGGCCGGCGCCGCCGAGCTGCTTTCGATGCACGCACAACTAGACGAGGATTACTGAATGCTAGATTCCGACACGCTTTATCAGATAGGAGTGGAACTTCGCAACGCTCGCGAAAAGTTTCCGCGTAACGACAACCTGCTGCCGGCCCTGATGGAGGAAGTGGGCGAGCTGGCCACCGCGATTATCGAGCTGCGATTCGCTATCGAACGCAAGGACCCGCCGGCCCCAGTACAGCAACGCCGCGACAAGATCAAGCGCGAAGCCTATCAAGTGATCGCCGTCGCGGTGCGCATCATAGAGGAGGGTGTGGCGGAATACCCGGAATCACAGGAAGTGAAGTCGGATTACTGACACCGCTGGATCCGAATATATTCTACGGCGGCTTCGAGGGCGACCTCGAGGCGCTGCCTTTTATTGGAGTGAGTGAGCATGCGTAAACGATGCGAGAGGTTGGGCGCATGACCGAGCACCGGACCGAGAAGAAGCGCGGCATTGGTGACGAAGGTCGAGACGCTCGTTACGAGTTGCGCTTGGCGAAGCGCGCTTATGAGAAAGCCGCTGATGCACTGAGCGTGGCGAGAATCCAGTACCAGTCGTCCCTGACGCGACTGACGGAAGCGCGTAAACGATGCGAGAGGTTGGGCGTATGACCGAGCACCGGACCAAGGAACCGATCGTACGCAGTAGAGCCGCGCGCGATTCGACAATCTCCCGATTCGGATTACGAGCTCGCGTAATCCTAGCGATCTCTACAGTTGGCAGGAAAGGCGCCAAGGGGATTAAAGCTGTGAAGATCTCGGATGAAGAATTGGCTCGGTTACGAGAACTGCCACAGTTCTATTTGTCGCAATGCATCGCGATCGCAGGGACCGAGCCCGGACGCCGAGCGGTGGTCTATCACAAGGATGGCACGCAGACATGGTACGACGACGACGATTCCAAGGCCATCGAGTTCCGTGAGGGCGATGAGATCGAATTAATCCCGGCCGCAGCGTGGAGCGTGTCGCTCGGTCGCACAGAGGGTGATGACGATGAATGAGCAACAGAGGGTGATGACGATGAATGAGCAACTGTCCTCAAATGAGGTGGTCGCCTATCTCGATAGGATGTTCACTGCCGACACTGAGTCATTGGAAGTCCGGGGAGGCGAATGGAAGGCGGTCCGCGCAGAGATCGAGCGGCTGCAAAAGGATTTGTACGCGGCGCAAGGAAGTCTCGCCGCCCTCCGGTTGGAAAAGCATGGCGCGATACGACGCACACCGGACGAGACGAGCGATGCTCTCGACGCGGCTCGCTACCGATTCATGCGCCAGCCAGGCAACGCGATCGTGTATGCGAAGGACCGGGACGCCTGGGGCGAAGGGCATTCCGGACACGTGAGGTGCAGCACCCCGGAGCAGCTAGACGCCGCGATCGATAAGGCGCGAGCCGCTGTGGAAGCCACCGATGGTCACTGATAAATTCGCGATCCAACGGATGGCCGATGGCGCGTATCTAACTCAGGAGAAAGCCAGCGCTGGGCGCTGCTCCTAACGACTCAACGAAGCATCCGTAAATTGAATACACTCACACCTGAAGAGGTTACTATGAAGAAGTCCGGATCAATCAGTCGGATCAAGGGCAAGCGGCACCAGTTAAAAAAGTCGCGCCGCAAGCGAGTAGTCGTCGTTACGCCACGCTGGAGCGTGATTGCTCAGAAGGACACGACTATCGGCGTGCGCTACGCGCAAGGGCCGGCGCTCAACCGCGTGTTCACGTATCGAGTGCGCTGCCCGCATCCGTTCAAGCTGGGCGACCCGGTGGTGGCCGACGCTGCTGGCGGTATGCAATTGGCATTCATTGTGCGCATCGACGCCAAGCCTGACACGTCGTACCCAGGGCCGCTGAAATGGCTGCGACATCGTGTAGTCGAGCTGCACGAGCGCGTCGACGAGGCTGACGACCCGTACCTGAACGGGCGGGGCGAAGAATGGTCCGGAGACGACGAGACGCCGAGCTGCGGACCGCCGTGAAGAAAGCTCCAGACCCGCAGGCGTACTGGCTTGCGCAGTCGGCGAGGTTGCTCGAGCAAAGCCCGGAGCTATTTCAAGAAGTGCGCGCGTTCGTATTCTCGCCGTGGGACGCGCGTTCCATAGCGCATCAGCGCCAGTTAGGTGCACGGCTGGCAGCGCTGCTGGGTAACGAGTACAACTACGCGCCGGGGTCGTTCGTTTCAAACATTCGCAAAGCCATTTACAAGCGCGAACGCGAAATACGGAGGGGTACGAGTGGTATTCACAACAGAAGATATTGACACGTTCTTCAACGGTCGGCCCGCGCCACGAACACAGGAACTGGAGAAGCTGCGCGTAGAAAAGGAGGTGCTGACGCGCACCGTAGCAACACTCAATAAGGAGAACGACAGGCTGCGCGCCGATAATGAAAAGTTGCGGCAACGCTTGGAGCGCGTGGTCGCGTCGAACCATCCGGGGGTGGCGAAATGAAATACGTGCAGGCCATACTAACGGCTGATGGAAAATTGCACGCCTGCGAAAACACTGCAAAGCAACACGCGCGCAGGCGCTACGACGACGCGATGACAGAAATACGCCGTGCGTTGACTGCGTACATTGGCAGCGCACAGGAAGCGTACAAGGCAGCTTTGTGGATTGAACAGAACTTCAGCGCTATCGCGCATTGTACTGCGCTGTACGACGACATCAACGTAGAAAACGTGGAGGGCGAATGAATCGTGCACAAATCAAACATAACGTAGGTGCGGCTGCCCTCGGGTGGCACGAAAATGAACAAAGTCGGAGGGTCCGTAAGTGAAATCATTCAAGTGGCAGAAGAATCAGATCAAAGCGTTCTGGGGGTGGATCAACGAACGCCATCGCATCTACTTAAATCGCAAGGCCGGTGACAAGTGGCCGTGGACCAAGGACAAGATACTGCGGGAGTTTAAGTTCACCAACGTGTACCGGCAGCTCGATCGTGTGACGCAGGAGTGGACCAAACGCTACGTGACGCTACTCGACAAAGGCCGGAATCTCGAAGATGAGGACATTCTGTTCCAGTGCGCGCAGTTCCGGCTGTTCAACTGGCCTGAAACCTACGACGCGCTGTTCTACGGGCTGCGCCGCTGGGACATGGCCAAGGCTATCGACTTGCTGACCAAGCGACAAGAGGAAGGCAAGCAAATATTCACGGGTGCGTATATCATACCAAACGCCGGCCGGACGGACCCAAAGATACAGGTTATCTGCGAAGCGTTGGAGGCCATGCACAAGGAACGACGCAAGCTCACCCGCAAGATAAAGAAGTACGCCAGCATGGAGCGGGCCGTGGAGCTGTTGCAAGCGTACCCCACCATTGGAGGATTCATTGGCTATGAAATCGCTTGTGATCTCAGGCATACTCGCGTGCTTAGCCACGCTCGTGATGTTAATAGCTGGGCTAATCCTGGTCCTGGGGCTCGCCGTGGCATACATCGTTTGCTTACCGGTGATCGTCACTATAGCGGTAAGAAACCTGATTACATTGCTGCGATGCGACAGTTGCTCGTAGAAGCGCGCCCCGCCATCGCGTCCGAAAGCGCGCTGGGCAAGCACGTCTTTCTGTGCGATTGGCCGTTCGAGATGCGCGAGATCGAACACTCGCTCTGTGAGTTCGACAAGTACATGCGCGTCAAGAACGGCGAGGGACGCCCACGTTCCATCTACCGGCCCGTGTTGCAGGAGGAATTGCCGTGGAACGACTGAAGCTTGCGCTGCGCGCGCTCCGACTGTGGTGGCAGCGACTATGGTGCGACCACGACATGGAGCGTAGGGAAGAGGAAGCATGGACTGGTGAATGTTCTTGGTATGAGTGCCGCAACTGCGGCTTTCGATGCGAGGAGGCTGATTTGCCGTGGCTATAGAACACAAAAGCGCTTACGGGCGCGCTCTGATAACCCTGCAAGCCGCCTGCTGTCCGCACTGCAAAGGCGCGGGCGACGGTGTGGCCAACTGGTGGAACGACGAATGCTCACACGGTGTTATTCGCGGCGAGTGCGGCGCCTGCACCGGCTTTGTCAGCCCGAAGGACCCGGAATGGGATAGCAGTTGGCCGCCGCCCGACGTGCAACCGCAGCGCGAGTGCAGCGCGTGCCGTGGCAGCGGGTTCAAGGATGGCAACGTGCCAAACATACTGTTCGGCAACCGAAGGACAGCGGCATGAGCAAGTTTCTGCACGCGCTTTGCAGAATCGACATCCACGCAGCGGTAGAGGTGGGCACCGGCTGGGCAACGGACGTGCCGGTATACCGATGCCTGCTTTGCGGCCGCGAAGCGTATCAGCCTAAGTTTGGCGTCGCGCTCATAAAGATACCGCGGAGCGTGTGCCGCAAGACGTTACGGGTGCAGAAATTGCCATGAGAGAACAATACACGCTGCCGAAGCAGCGCTGGGGCTTGCGTAGCAAAGCGGAAAAGCGCGGGGTGCCCGTACTGCGCCCGAAGCAACGGCAACGCAAGAAAGTGCTGATTATGGGGAGCGGCCGTTGCGGCACGAGCAGCCTAGCGCTCAACTTGCAGGAGTTGGGCCTCGACGTACAGGACGAACGCATGGGCGCCGACGGCACGGCCGGACTGTGGTTCATACCGAAGGATGCCGCGTGGTATCCGTGGTGGCCGTGGGACCCGACGCGCTGTTACCCCGGCTGTCGGCGCAGCGACTTCACGTTCGATGTGATTCTGCACGTCGTGCGCGACCCGCGCCACGTCATACCGGCCATGGGCAAGGTGTTTCCTGGCATTATCTGGGAGTGGTTCGAGGATACCTACGTTATACCGCTGCGCAGCAAGCCGAAGTTTTCGCAGCTAGAGCGCTGCGCGTTTGCGTGGTACTATCTGAACAAGTATGCGGAGGAACAGGCGGACTACACGTTTCGCATTGAGGACGTGGCAACGCCGGGTGTACAGAAAAGGCTGCGCGCGCTGCTGGGGCTATCAACTGGTACGCCGTGGCCCGGCATCGTGGCGCGAAACAAGCATACCGGATATCGCCGTTACGAACCGCTCGACATGCACAAACTGGCAGACGTGAATCCAGCGCTCTGTGCGAACGTGTACGGCATGGCGGCGCGCTACGGCTACGGCATGGCTACGGGGTAGGTTTATGAACGCTACTAATGGTTGGATCGGCGTAGACCTGGACGGTACGCTGGCGCAGTATAGCGGGTGGGTGAGCGCGTTACATATTGGCGCTCCTATACTGCCGATGGCGTTGCGAGTGCGCGCCTGGATTGCTGAAGGCAAAACGGTGAAGGTGTTCACCGCGCGCGTGTCTAAGAATAGTGGAAGAGCTACGACTTCAGAAATAGCAGTCATCCGCAACACGATACAGGACTGGACCGAGCAGCATCTTGGAGCCCGGCTTGAGGTCGTGTGCGAGAAGGATTACGGCATGATCGAGCTGTGGGACGACCGTGCAGTGCAAGTCGTACCAAACACCGGCCGCCGCGCTGATGGAAAGGTTTAGTCAATGCGCGCCGCCATCTGGACCTTTGCCAAGCCGTCGCACGATAGCGTCATAGCCAGCCATCGCATTGCGCACGCGCTGGCCAAGTGGGGCCGCATGCCCATAGTGTACGACGCGGCGCCAGTAGTTGACACGCTGTTCATCGTCAACGGCGCCTACGCGTTCTGCAAGCATCTACCGCTGCTGGCTCGTATGGTTGTGCGCGCGGAACGCATCGTCTGGGTACAAAACGACTACACCATTATTCCGCCGCGGTTCACAAGTGAAGGCGGCAGCCCATTCCGCGCCGCGTTTCGCAAGCGTCATCGGCGCGGGTTGCCACCCATTGAAATCTGGTCGACGTGCGAAGCGCCAAAGTTCAGCGAAGGATGGGGTCGTCGCCGCTACGTGAACTGGAACGCGCTGACCTACGCCCCGCTGCCGTGGAAGAAGCGCGCGCCGCACAATGGCGACCTGTTCTACTATGGCAGTTATCGCAAGGATCGTAAAGATGCATTTGACCGTTATCTGTGGTCCCCGCGCGGGTACGCAGTGACACTGAACGTGCCGCGCACCGGCCCGTGGGAAAACTACTATCGACGTGGCTGCACCATCGAAGAAGCTGACACCAATATAGATTTGCGAGAAGAGTGCGCGCGTCACGGTCTCGGGCTGTACATCGAAGACCGGCGTTCTCATAAAGAATTCTGCAGCCCGGCCAATAGGTTCTACGAGATGCTGAGCGCGCATCTGCCCATGGTGTTCGACAAGCCGACGAGCGTACAGCTACGCCGCGCCAATCTAGAAGTCGGCCCATGGGCCGTGCGCGACGTCACTGACATACGCTATTGCTTGCGCCACCGCGACGAGATACGCGTGGAGCAGCACGAAGAATTCGGAGGCTGCGACTACAAAGACGAGCTACGGCGAAAGGTGAAAAAAATGTTACGAAACGAGGGTGTCATATGACGGCAAGAGTTATTCAGGTCGAGGATGTTAACGAAGCGTTGTGGTGGCTGATACGCCACAGCGGCTGGCAATACTGGCCCAACGTAAGCCCGCGCGGCATGCCCACGCTGGAACACGATGGGCCGCTGATAACGGACTACCGCAAGCCGGTACAGCGCGTGCTGTTCGATTCGACGCGCGACGCCAACCCGTTCTTCCACTTCTTCGAAGCGTTGTGGATTCTGAACGGCGATGACGACGTGGCGTTCCTAAAATTCTTCAACGGCAACATCGCGAAATACAGCGATGACGGCGAACGATTTCATGCTCCGTATGGGTACCGACTGCGCAAATTCTTCGCAATGGATCAGTTGCTGAAATCGGTCAGCATGCTGCGGCACGAGCCCGCCACGCGGCAGGTAGTCCTGCAGATATGGGACTGCTTGAGCGATCTTGGCACCAAGACCAGGGACATGCCGTGCAACGATCTGATCTTCCTGAAGATGCGCGACGGCAAGCTGAACATGAGCGTGCTGTGCCGGAGTAACGACGCCGTGTGGGGTGCGTATGGCGCCAACGCCGTACAGTTCAGCACTCTGCAGGAATGGGTGGCCGGCGCGGTGGGGGCGGAGGTCGGCGTGTACCGCCAGTTCAGCGACAGCCTGCACTTGTATCTGGACGACGAGAGCGGCAAGGTATGGAAGCGGCTGCAAGAAGCGAACGTCGATTTCGACCCGTATCGCACGCACTGTGTAAGGCCGTACCCATTGTGGACAGGGTGGGACAGCTCGCCGCAAGCATGGCTGAACGAGCTGACGTGCTTCATGTCGTGCGCGCGCATCGACATGACGAGCGAGAGCAAGCCAATAACTCTGCGCCTTAACGTGCCGTACCTGCGCGACGTGGCGCTGCCGCTGTGGAAAGCGTGGCGGCACTGGAAGAACGTAGGCACTGTATGGAACACCCGCAACGAGCGCATCAATGCGGCGCAGGAAGAGCTGCTGGCGTGCGAGGCATCGGACTGGAAGTTGGCTGCGATGCAATGGCTGGAGCGACGGCGTGAACTACAAACGCCTTAAGTTGTTGCGCAACGCGGCTCGCGTGCTGCGCTGCCACAACGCACGGTCGCAGCATCCGCAAACTGTTGGGGAACATACGTTTGGCGTGCTGGCCGTGCTGCGCACCGTATACCCCGAGGCCTCGGCCCGCTTGTGGGAGGCAGCGCTGTTTCACGACGTGCCGGAGGCCGTGACTGGCGACGTGCCGGCGCCAACCAAGCATCGGTTCAAACTGTTGGAGGAAGCGCTGCGCGGGGTGGAGGCCAGCGTGCGCGACGAGTACGAGTTGGAGGTGCACATTACGGCGATCGAAAAGGGAGTACTGAAATACTGCGATTACATGGAACTGGCGCTGTTCGCCATCGAAGAGTGCGATAGCGGCAATCGGCATATGGCCAGCATGGCGCGAAATGCGCTGAAGGGAATAGCGAGCCGTGGGCTTACGGACGTGACGCCTGCGGCATTGGAATTATACGACTTGGTCAAGACGACACTTGAACAGAAACAGTACGATGGCGAATACGGGGCAGAGGTCACACATGGTAGCTTCAGTGAGCACGAGCGCGAATAGCCGGCAGGTCGGTGGGAAACACTACAAAGGAATGGCAATCGAGCATTGGGATATTGTAGCGCTGCTAGATTTGGATTATTTTCAGGCGCAAGTGCTGCGCTATGTTATGCGCTGGAAGGACAAGGCAGGCATCCAGGATCTGGAGAAGGCGGTACATGTACTTCAGAAGTACGTCGAACTACAGAAGCTGCTGAAGGACGGCAAGCCGGCCATGGTGCGCGCGTTACTGATGGATGCCGTAGAGAAGTTCAACAAGAAGGAGTTTGATCCAACGGGTGCCGAGGCGTCGGACAGCGACGCGACAATGCCGCCCATGACCACGATGGCCGAAGTGGGGCCATCCCTGCTGCCGACGCTGAAACGCTTGCCGTACCAGGACGGTGAATGGCATCGACTAGTAGTGCGCGTAAAGCGCTACGACGATGGCGAGATAGGCGTTGGCATGGTGTCGTTCATCAGCGAAGGGGGTAACCAAGCGCCGTTGCGGCTGGACGGCATGTCGGAGGCCGCGAAGTGACGGCCACTCTTAAGTTGTCCGGCGATCGCTGCCAGTGCCCAACATGCAAGGAGTACTTCAACTCGACATACGCGTTCGACAAACACCGCACCGGACGACCCGGCACCGATGATCGGCATTGCCTAACGGTGGCTGAGATGGAGGCACGGGGCTGGCGCCGTGGCGCCCGTGGCCATTGGCGCACCCCTAGCCGGGCCGCCCCGTGGCATGGCCTAGCCCCCGCCTAAGCCGGCTTGGCGGCCCGTGGCTGTAGCGGCCCGCTACGCCCCGGCGCCCGCCCCCCTCTGGTACCCAGCGGCTTACGCGGTGCCCAGCCCAGCGCTGGCGCCCCGCATGGGCTGGCGGGGCCGTGCCAAGGGTAGGCCAGGGGTGCAGCGGCGCCGGGCCGGGCGGCCAGGGGCCGCTACTGTATACATAAACAGCTTGCGGTACCTTAGCATTATGTGCTAAGGCGCCCGGCTGCTCACAAACTGACCAAAGGGGTTTCGCACTGTGAAATCTGTGATGTTGGATATCGAGACTTTGAGCACGCGGCCTGATGCGTGCGTTACCGCGTTCGGGCTCGTAGCTTTCAATGAGGAAGGAATTACCGCTTCAACGAAATGTGTTATCAAATCATCGGACTGGCATGGCCACATTGACCCTGGTACCGTGGCATGGTGGCTGGGCCAGTCGGAGGAAGCACGCAAGACGATGACGAGCGGCGTTTGCACGGCAGCCGCCGCGGCTGAAACGCTGGGTGGCTTTCTGGTCGACTATTGCGATGGGGAGCTTTGGGCCAACGACCCCGACTTTGACGTTGTTATTACGCGGAGTTGGTGGCAGCGCATGCGGACTGACGCATTCCCTGTCAGCTACAAGGCAAGTAGAAGTTGCCGCACGATCTACGCCGAAGCGCGCCGGCGTAATGTGGATCTACAGTCGGCATGGCACGACCTGATGGCGCACGACCCCTTGTCGGACGCCGTTTGTCAAGCCCGCGCCGTAATACTGGCGCGTCGTAGCTTCTAGCGGTGTCTGCGGCGCAGGGCGCCAAAAAGGAATTGGCGCCCTTGATCCGGCTTGCTGAAGAACAGGGCTGGGTCGTTAAGAAAACACGCCACGGGCATTTGCAGTGGGTACCGCCCAACGGCGGCGCCATAGTGCACACTAGCAGCACGCCAAGTGACGTGTTCGCCATCAAGAAGATTCGTCGAGACCTCGAACGTTCAGGGCTACGGCTCACAGAAGAGCCGTAGCCTCCCGCCTCCTTATTGGGCCAGTGAAACCGCCGGCAAGAGCGGTGGCCCGCCTACCCCCCATTAGAATGTCCAGCTAGTGATCTTTTGTGGAGCTAACCCGCCGTAAGTTGATCCAGTCAAGCCAACGTATGCCGTGCTCGCCCCAACGATAGAGGGTATATTTTCTGCCCACGAACGGCTGTAGGTGTCCAAAGTAACGGTATCTTCAATTTGCGCAGTGAGGGTTGTGCCGTCGTAAGTGATTGTTACTTGTAGCGGGTTAGAGCCGAAGTTGAATGACGCCTGCACGCAATCATTTGAATACTTGCCATTCAACCCCAGGCATATGGAATCATCCCAGTCATCAATTTCTACAGCAATACTGCTGCCAATGCCACCGTAACCGAAGACCCTATACCCGCCTTGCCCGAGGGTATACGCGTTTGAAACTATTGCGCTGGCTAGCGGACGGCCAAGCGCAAGCGGAACTCCAACTGATCCTGTAAGCCCTGGGGTCCAGGAAGCTGTTGGCGAACCGTTGGTGAAAGTGACGTTATTTCGTACCTCACTATCATCAAACATCAGTCCGTAAGTTCCAGAAGCGCCGCCCCAGTTATCAGGACTCGGACAATTATTCTGACAAGTAGAGCTAGACAAAGCACCGGGAGACAGCCCTGCGATCAATTGGAAATCCCTGGTGTTGAAATTCTGACTGGCTCCAGGGTTCATTATCACAAAGTCAGCCCCCTCCTGTGCTCCGGTGCTACCTCCGTTGTAGTTAATCACAAACGTAGTAGAAAATGTAGATACTGTAACCGGAGTTACGTAGTATGCAGATCCAATTTCCGCGTAATCTCCACCATCTGTAAGGATCAAAGTTGAACCACTAATATTGGCGATGCCAGCAGTCTGAAGTAAACTGGCGGCACCGGAAAACCCGCTGGCAAAATTGATGACTGGCGTTGCGCTTGCCTGAATTTGGTAATTTCCGATTGAGGTCAAGCTGTTAGTTGAACCAGACTTGACGGCCATTGCTTGAATGGCCTCGTTTGCAGTGACACTGATTGCAGAGCTATAAACACTGGAACTTGTGGTCGGCGGATTTCCATTCGTGGAATAGTAAATTGTAGAGCCAGCAGGGCCGCTTAGAGTTACAGACTGGGAAGTCGTATAATGGCCAGGAGCTGGGCTGAAAGATACTTGAGAAAGTCTGGAATTGTACCCAGTCCACAATTCCCATCCATTTACTGCGGCTACTCCAGCAGGAATGGAGCCAGCTCCGAACCCGAAGTACGCCGTGCTTCCGCCCGTTATGGCCGGTATGTTTATCGGCCACGCGAATGTAGCACGCGCGCCGCTCGTAGTGTCGTTCAGATCAGCCGTTAGTGTAGTGCCATCGTAGACCACGTGAACGGCTATGGGGTCGCCGCTGTACAGATTGATACCTTGCGGCAGCATGTCCTGTACAGGGTTGATGCCCCCGTTGACATAAGGGCCGCCGTTGACGTATAACCCAATCATACTTGGGGTTCTGCCAACGACGTAAGCGCCGCTAACGCTATTTGGCGTAGCGTTGAACATCAGCGCTACGCTGTCATGGATCGATGGGTCAGGGTTGTTGAACGTGTACGAAGAAATACCGATGCCGTTGGCGTCTGCAGATGCCCCGGTGCCCAGCGGGTCGTTCTGAACTACGAACCCCATACCGTAATTCGGCGCTTGATACGCTACCGTGATCGCCGTCCCGTTGGCGGGCGCGGTTGTAAACGTAAGATCAAGCTCGAGACTTCTGTAGTCGATAGTCCCGGAAATGCCGGTACCGCTGATAGTTCCGGTTGTACCGACGCCGTTATCCGTTCCAGTAACGCTGCCGGCTGTTACCGTCAAAGTTCCAGGACGGATACCTTGCTGCAACGAGTAGGAACTAAATGTCTTCGTAGTACCATCACCAGTGTACGCCTGCTCGCCGCTGATAGATTCCGCGCCAAGTTGGATCGTAAAGTCGCTGGTGAATGAAGTGTCGCTAACCTTTGTCGTGTACCACGCGCCGCAAGCCTGATGTTGACCGACAAGACCATTATTCACCCGCATCTGCGTGCCGGAGAACAACGGGCTGCAAGCGTCAGTCGTTCCTACGAAGCTTGACTGTCCTCCAGTAGTAAACCCAGAAGAGTAGTTGAATACTAGAGTCGGCCCACCGCCCCCAGCACTGAACGCCCCTATGCCCGGCCCCGGCCCCATGCCCATTTGGGCTAGGGCCGTGCCAGAAATCACGCAAAGCAGCAGCGCAGAAAGTATTCGCTTCATCGAGTCACTCGCCAATTCAAAGTTACCGCCCCTGGCGTAATGCTGGCGGAAGTATTGTTGCAGACCTTGAAGTTCACGTTGCCGGCGGTCGGGTAAGCTATGATCGTCAGCATGCCTGCAGAACTAGCCTGGTAGCCAACCGTTGCCGTAGGGTCAGCGTTGAACCCCCACCCAAGAACATCCGTAGTTGCTACGCCGGTTCCGGCTACGGTAACGACGGTCGCGCAAGCGCCGCTCGAGATAGCAGTAGTACCGAGCGACGCCGTGCCGGAAGCGATAGTTTGAGTAAGAGTAGCGGAACTCGGTATAGTCGTACCGTTGTAAGTTCCACCGGTGACTTTACCTTGATAATTTACGGAGTAGACGCTAGCCCCCCCGTTAACGTGGTAGTCTACGAAGTTGCCAACGAACCCTGTCGCGGTATTTATACCTTCTTCAGTACCGCTCGTGCTCCACGTGGTCGGTGCAGTGCCGGCGTTGATGTAGATGAGCGGGTAGTCCGTCGTACCCGTGCCCGCCGTGTAAGGTGTACCGGTATAGAGCGCCGCCGAGGTCGAAGCAGCACCGGACTTGGTGGTCGTCGTACCGCCGCTCGAGGAAAGCGTGGTAAAGGATCCCGCGGCCGGCGTGGTGCCACCTATAGTTGGAGGGGTAGCTGCGTTCGCGGTTGCGAACGTGCCAAAGGCTGTCCCGCTCGTCTTCGTGCAGGTGATTGCACCCGTGCTAGCCAATAAACAATCGCCGCTCATGTTTTGCGGCGCGTAAGCTGTACCGCCAGAGTTACCTACTGGGAATTGCCCAGAAGTTGGCACTGTCGCGGAGCCGGTTCCACCGTTCGCAGCTCCGAATACTGGAAACGCTGCGGCCGGGTAGGCCGAAAGCGCGTGATAGCCGGGGGCGCCGCTGGCCGCCCCAGTATTGCCCCACACCCCATAGCCTACACCGGTCGCAGCTAGCGTCGCCGTTACGGCACCCGTAGACAACGAATTGCTGAGCAGTGCGCCATCGCCGCTGAATGAAGAAACGCCGCCACCTCCAGCAGTCGCGTTGAGCGTGCCGGCGCTGATTGACAAGTTAGTGCCGAGTGACAAGCAACTAACGGTGCTACCGGTGGCCGCATAATATATAAGCTGGTTGACTGTGCAGCTAGGAATACCGTTTGAACCGTTGCTCGCAGCAATTACGCGCCCCTTCGCGTCTACAGTTATGTTCGCGAGCGTGTAACTACCAGCAGTCACGCCCGACGCAGCGAGCGTCGCGGCTTGGCTGCCGCTGCCAGGGCCGGCAGTGATATCTCCAGTGAGTTGCGTGATCCCAGAGCCGCCCCCGGCAACGCAGGTGCCTTGATAGCCAAGCGCCGGCGCGCTGCCTGAGCACCCCGTCCACAGCCCGATGATGTCAGTGGCCACGACACTGCCATTCGTAGCAAGATGGCTGCTCGTGCCGAACATGTCATACAACTGCGTGAAGTTGGCATTGTCCTTGCCGGCCCATACGTAAGCCGCGTCACCCTGCGTACCGTTGCCAGGGTTCACCAGTGCGTTACACGCGGCCAGCGTGCTGACGTTGCAGTAAATGACTTGCTGCGCGGCCGGCGGGCTGATGCCATAGCGCCGAACGGCCGAAAGAAATTTGGCATGCGAAACCACTGCGCCGGGGCCGCTGTCGGCGGTAAACCCGCCGCTGGGGCGCAGCACGGCGCACCCAGAAACGAGTGTCGCCAGTAGCGCGATTGATAGAAGTTTCTTCATCATGTGATGTTACTCAGGCTGAACCGCCACGACCGCAGCCGCGCCGCTCTGAATCACTTGCGCCCATATGGTCTGCGTAAGCTGAAACGTGTGATTGGCGCCCTGCCCCGTGAGCACGAGACCATCGCTGCCCGTGGGCTGCGTGGTATTGCACACGACCATGACTGACACGCCGTCAGTAAGGTTTTCCACAGTAGCTGGGCCGGTGCCAACGTTGTGCCACGCGCCATCGCCAGTAAGATTGACTCGCTCGCTCATTTCTAATTCCTCACTTGTCGAATTGGATGCAATCTACGAATCGCTTGTCGCACGGTAACGGCTTGAAAGTCTTGTAAGCCATGCGACTCATGAGCGTCGCGTATGTAAGCGCGTGATGCTGCGCGCCCAGTCCGCCGGTAATAATAACCCCAGTTACAGATGGTGACAGTGTCATGACATTCGGAACATGCGAATAGCCGAACCAGAACGGCACTCGCGGCACTATGTCACCGGCGTTACGGTACATGACGTGCGGCACGGCGGCGCCGAACGCCTTGCTGAATTCGACATCGCCAGGGTGTGGCGACGCCACGAACACGCCGCGCACCTTGGCGCCGGCTTGTGTAAGCGCAAGGCTAACGTAGGTGGCCACCGCCGCCCCTAGCGAATGCCCCACGACAATGTCTACATCCTTCGCCGCGCTATCGAGCGGCGTGCCGTCTAACAATAACGATTCGGCAACACTCCAAAACCCCGATTCCACTCGACCCTTTACTGGGTGCGCCGTGCGAGGCGCAAACAGCCCGTCAATAACCCACTCGATGGGGCGCTGCGTTCCTCGTATCACGAGTACGCACTGACCAGTCTTCGAACGCAACTTCCATCCGTAGAATACTCGGTTGGCCCACAGCTTACGCTTGCCGAAACGGCAGAGCGCATCCACACCGGTCAACACTCCTTCCACAGACCACCGAGGAGATAGCCGTGGGTCCGGCAGCACCGGACCGCCGTTGGCGTTCTGGAACGCGTCCTCGGCGTAGAGCGTCAGCAGCGCCAGCGCCCAGTCGGCTGCTGTTTTTCTTGCGATCACGCGACACCTCGTATTGCGTTCATCTGCGAATCCCAATCTGCGATATCAATGTTCAGCGGCGTTTTACCGGTGGCGTCACAGAACTCTTCACTAACGAGCGCGTAGCACTCGTACACGTTCTGGAGCCAATAAGCCTTCGTCATCGCGTAGGTGGCGCACCCATACGAAATGAACTTGCGTAATCCGGGGGTGTACCCTGCCGAAATGACGCAGTGCCCGCCCACCGATGCTTGATTTCCACTCGGGTTGACATCGAGCGTCGACCCCAGCGTGTCGAGAACGCCCTCGGCGTAAGCCGGAACGTTCATGCCAATGTAGATCAGACCGCTTTCGTACGTCGCGCGATCCAAGTCCGCATCGTTGGTAGGGTCGATTTCGACGAACGCCGCCAGCTTCGGCATGCCGCCTGCTGGAGCCGCAGTCTGCACAAGGTACGATAACAGTGACTGCAGAACGGTGCCTTGATCCGTGCTGGGGTTGCCAGGCACGTAGCCTTGTGTACCATACAGCGCTTCCACTGACGAATCCGGCATCGTCAAGATAGGCTTGCCCGACGCTACTGACCACACCTGCAACGCATGCGCGTACCCGGCTTCGGCGCAATCGCCGAGACGGTTGTTGAGCATCATGCCCAGGTCGCTGGGTAGCTTGGCGGTGTAGTCGCACGAAGTTGGTACGACTATCGGGTCCGCAAGCATCTTGAGCGCAGACCAGTGCGGGACGCTTGGGTTTACCGCACGCCGTAGACAACCCCACTTCATCGTGCTGCCTCCGACGGGTAGGACATCACGACCGCAGGTTGTGACATCGTCGTAAAGAATAACTTGCGAATCATGATGTCCTCCGTACGATTACTTACTGGATGGTGCGCACGCCGCGCTGTAGATTGTCTTGCCGTTGACCTGAGCCGTGATCACCTGCCAATGCCCCTGGCACTTATCGTGCGCCAGTTGCTGACTCGGCGCGGCGCAGCCTGCCAAAAGCAGCACTGCGCCTACGATGGTCCAGAGCTTCATGCGCGCGGGACCAACGATGCGGCCACGCTGATCGTGCAAGCCACGATCTTTTCCTTGCCCGGTTCGATAGTGTAGGGCGGACCCCACGTAACTGAGCCGGTGACTGAAAGCGAAACGTCTTTCGAGTCGTCGGTTATCAGCGGTTCCATGACGGCCTTGGCGGCGGCGAGCGCCTGCGCTTGATCCTGCGCGTGGCACGGCTGCGACGCCACTACCTTCGCCATTTCCGCAGCGGCCAGCTCGAGTGCGACTGCTGGCGTCGCACCCTTCACATTGAACGAGTAGCTCATTGGTTCACGCCTTCGGTGCGTAGTTGGCGATCTCGATATTCGCGGCGGTAATCACCCCCTTCGAGATATTGTCGATCACCGCAGCGGCGGTCACGCCGAACAGCGGCACCAACGCCTTCACGTTCTCGGCGAGCTGGAGCTGCGCAAAGCCAACAGACAGAAGCTGCTGAAGCGACGCGGCCACGGCTGGGTCCATACCCGGCTTCTGCAGCGCGGCGGTCGCGGCGGCCAGCGCAGCGGTCACGTCGCCAGCGGCCACCTCGGCCAGTGCGTTGCCCCAAGTAAGCGCCGCTTGCGCGCGTGGCAGAATTTTCTGCGCATCGCCATCCTGACCTTGCGAAATGATCAGCGCGGCGGCGAGCTGCGCGGTATACTGCTCGATCGGTACGAGATTTGCGATTGTCATCTTCATGCCTTTGGGGCGGTCGGCCCCGGTTGGTTTGGGACTTTGGGCGGGTAGTACAACACGAACGCCGCAACGGCTTTCTTTGCCGCTGCTGCCGCATAGTGGTACGCCAGCAATATCAGCACTGCCGTATCCAGCGGACTCAACGTAATTCCAAATCGTCGGTCGAGCCACGGCGATACGATAGCCCCGGCCAGCGTAACGAGCAGCCGGTTGTTTACGGCTTGCTTGTCAGAGTCATTCATGCCTTTATCCACCTACCGTTGGTTATGAACCCGTGGTCACCGCACGCGCGACAAAGCAGCGATGGTGACAGCGTGAGTGGTTCGCGCTGCGTAACATTCCACGCTGCGATCCCTTGTGGAAAACTTTTTTCCCATTTCGATCCTTTGAACGCTACCCACCCGCAGCACCACGCGCCATCAGGCTTGCGATGCCAATCGGTTATACCAGCTACTTCGCCTTGATACTCGGCAAACGAAATCTTGTGGCCGCTTCCGATATCCACGGCATTGGCGAGCGGCTCCATCTGCATCAACAGCTCACCATGCGCCCGGCTTTCACCCAGCCGTGCCAGCGGCCGACAGCGTTGATGCTCGGCATCAGCGTGGGCTTTTCCTCGTTGCCGTCCCAGTCCCAGTAATGCCCACCGTTCAGGCCCGGTGTTACAACCGGCCGTAGCGGTATGCTGCAAGACGTGCCGCCCGGCAGCATACACGTGAAGAAGCGCTGGCCCTTCTCGTCAGTGCTGAAAAAGTAGTCTCCAACGTTTAGCGAATACGCGCCCCACACCCCGTCCGGCGGTGCCGGTACGCGTCGCATGACAGCCGATTCGTTGTTCACGGTGCGTCTACCCCGCTCGCTAATATACGACCAATGCGCGCGTAACGCGGCTTCACCGCGTCCTCCTTAACCGTACACTGCGCCTGCGCCCTCGCCCAATTTCCCGACTTTACAGCGGCTACTAACTCCGGGTAGCCGTCCTCCAGCCCGTCGTCACCCTGGTTCATTGCGATCTCGAGCAGCGCTGAGCGCCGCACGTCGTTACAGCCCACGTACCACGGCTCGTCAAGCAGCGGCTCCTCAAACTCTTCGAGCTGCAAAGATAGAACTCCGCGCGCCAACTTACGGCTCCACTGCCGCACACGGCAGCCGTAGCCCACGGTCGGCTGTCCTTTGCATACGATGAGTTCGCCAGTCGCGTCGTCGTACACGTCGGCGCGAAAGCCTTCTTCGTTGTAGCGTATAATGCGCGCCGCGCAGATGTCGGATGCGTTGCTCATCCGTGCCACCACCTATAGAGACCAGCTAGCCCGGCACCGCCGATAAAGAACCGCAACAGCCACATGGCCCCCTTGCGTTGATTTTCGGCTGCGCCGAGCGCATCCAACTTGCGGTTTATGCCTGCAAACCCGGCGTCCACCTTCTCGTCCAGCCTGTCGAGGCGTTTTTCGTGTTCTCCCATTCTGGCTTCCAGATTTCCAAGCGAGCGAGATATATCGGTCATTACAGCGCCACCTTTAGCCTGTGAAGCTGGCCGTCACGACGACGGGGTACACGGAGCCGTTCACGAATCCAAAGACATTCCCAGGACCTTGCCATTCCCAAGTAGCAACGCCTGAAGAGGAGTTGTAGCTATAAATTGCGCTGGATCCGAGTTTGGTGACTCCGTTTGCCACGACAGACGTGAGCGAGGTCTTGCCGGGGTCGGATGTGAACCCGCTAATCTCGATGAATGAGTTTCCGAGATTTACGACGTCCCATATAGCGAAGATCGTGAGCGGCCCGTCGGTTCCCCCGGTGATGCTCCCAGCGCCTTCTGTGGGCTGATATCCGACAATATTGGTCCACGTCCCGGCGGTGATCGTGAAGTTCCAGGATGCGGCGCTCGTATTCTGCAGCGTAACCGGTATCGTACCGGTATTCGTAGAAGTCACGCCGTCAGAAATTTGACAGTAAGCGGTGGCGTTGACCGTACTCGCAGCGTTCACAGTTGCGGAAAACGTAGTGGTTTGGCTGTGCGGACTATTGGCGGTACACCCGGAACAGATCCAGGTATACGTGTAAGAGCCACTGCCACCGGCGCCGGCGCACGTTGTCGCGTTGCTGGTGACAGTACCGGAAGGATGCCCGGCCGCCTGAGATCCGGAAACGGCGCTGGGCTGCGTGCCAACGCGCACTCCGGTTGTACCATACGCGGCGAACACCGTGTTAAGATCTGCACCGCTAGCAAGCCGGAATGCAGTTAATGAAGACGCGCTACCGGAGGACAGCGGCGCGTAGCGCGTGTTCAAGTCGCTGCCGCCCGTCACAAATTCCGTGGCCGCCGCTTGCGGCCAGCCGGAGTAGCGCGGCGCGAATATGCTATCTAGATCCGTACCGTTGGAGGTTATGAAGCCGGAGGCCATCAGATGACTCCGCGGGCCTCGAGTCTTGCTACGCGCTTTTCGAGAGCCACGCGCAAGTCGCGCTCCTCCTTCAAAGCGGCCACTAACAGCCCAATCATGGCGGCGTGGTCCACTGCCAAATGACCTTGTCTGTTACCATCCAGTCGTTCCTGCTTCGTCACGGCCCGTGGTAACACTCGCTGCACTTCCTGCGCTATGACCCCGGCGGACTGGCGCCCGCCTTTACGCCACTCGAAAGTGACGCCGCGTAGCTGGCATATCTTCTCCAACGCGTCCGGTATTATTTCTATGCGCTGTTTCAAGCGCTCGTCAGAAGTGACTTGAAACCCGGACGCTTGCACCGGATAGCCGGGCATGGTGTAAGCGGTGCCACTGAAGTATAGATACGTGCTGTTAGAACCGAGATACACGACACCGCTGCCACCGCTACTTCCGCGCGAAGCCGACAGGTCGCCGTTCGCCGTGGCGTAGGAGGTGGCCCCGGCGCTGACAGTACCGGGCACGGCGATGTTGGCCGGCAGCCTCGCGTTCGGTATCGTGCCGTTGCTCAGGTTCGACGCGTTTGAAGAATAGGTGACTGTCGCGTAATTCTGCGACGTCACCCATGCTTGCGTGGCGTAGCCGGTTAGCCCGTTGCCTACGATCGCGGTTATCGCAAGCGACAACTGGTTCACCGCACCAGCGTCAGGCGTGATGCCACCCGCTACGACGGCGGCGCGCAGTTCTTCAGTGATCATGTAAAACCACCACGCGCCAGGAGTGGTGGGGGTGCCCGTTTCCGTTGGGTACCCAAGCAACTGCGGCGACGGCAGCGTCGGCGGAGTTACTGACGGATTCTGCTCAAAGATACGATCCATTTGGGCACCTTATATCGGAGTGAATAGCGCTGTCGCCACGTTGTTCGTTACTTCGAAGAGCTGGCCCGGTATGCTCAATAGCACTTCCACGCCGGCGGGGCGCGGCACCACCCCGGAGTTCTCTACGATCGCTATCTGCGAAGCCGTCAGGCCAAAGCTGAACACGTAGGTTATCGTCATGTTCAGGTTGTCCTGAACATACACCGTGCCACTACTGCTGGTGAAAATTTGTGACAGCAGCTTGTTCAGCGTTGGTATCGTGACATTGCCAATGTTGGCGGCGGCCTTTACCAAGATCAGCAGCCGGTAGTCTTCATCCGTCAGAACTTCCGTGTAGTTCGGAATGTTGGGCGATACTCCTATGATCTTGCCCCAGATCTTCAGCCCGTCGCCAACCGCGGAGTTGACGTTCCACACATATCGTTGAAACGCCGCTATGTCGGCAGCCGGGTCCATGGCGTCATTGAATGATTCGATCAGCGCGTTTATTATTGGGCTGTTCGCATACTGTGACAGCAGCGTTTCGTCCCAGTCCTGCATCACTGCACCACGACAACCACGTTCTTTGAAGACAGCGTTGGCACCTGATCGATGCCCATCGCCTGCACCGTCGTATTCGGGTTAGTGTACGTGTAGCTAGTAGTAACGGCTGTGCCGTTGGCAGGATCTGCCGTGAACGTAACGCTAAGCGCACCGGTCACATAATTGATTGTAGAGCCGGCCGCTATGCCAGCACCGATGATGTTGCCATTGCCGTCATCGGTTCCAGTGACGCTGCCCGCCGTGACGCTGACCGTGCCCGGTATCGGGTACAAGTGCGCCACAGTATGCGTGAACGTCGCCGTCGTGCCATTGGCAGTGGCGATGCTCTCATTGGTCACGGCTGTCGTACTCGTGCCAACGAACACTGAAACGATGTCTACCGAAGTGTCGATCGCATTGATGCCGGCATAGTAGCGGCTAGCCGATATAGTGGAGTAAACGCCGGCTGGGACGCTGCCATCTTCCCCGGTGAACGTGTCTACGACAGCGGTCTGCACGTCGCTTGTGATCGCAGCGGGCAACTGCGAGTTGGCCCCGAGTGTCACTACGAAGTACACCGGAACCGGCGTAGGTGTCAGCCACGTTACGGGGTACGACGGCTGCTGCCCCACCGGGTACGACGTGTCGTACACCGTGTACGACGTGTTACCGTTGTACCCGCACCCGGCATCCTTCGCGGCCCAGATAGCTTCTGCAACCGCGGATGCCAGCCCACCATACACGCTGACCACGACGGAATGCGGCGCCACCGAATAGTTGGTGGGGCCAACTGTGATCGCAGTGCCGCTGGGGTTGTCCACCACGTAGGCGGATAGCACGTTGGCTACTGCCAGCACGTTGCCGAGTATCGATGCGGTCGAACCGTGAGAATTAATGGCGACAGAATTGCGGCGCCGGTTCTCGAACTGCGCGCGAGACTCTACTACGTTGCCCAGCACCGCATCCGACGAACTGACCGCTTGATCCCACCCGTTGACCGAAGAAACGATAGTGCATGGCGTATTAGCGGGCCACGAAATTGGTCCCGTGGTCTGGCATTGAAACGTGCCCACCGCTTGGCCGTTGGACCCTATGGTTATCAGTCCAGTGGCGGCCCACGAGTACCCGCTGGGGTCCTTTATGATGGAACCAGCCGGTATCTCTACGTCAACGCCGCCGATGCATGTTACCGTCTTGACCGAACCGGCCGCGGCGATGCGTTCTAAAAAGTAGATAGCGCCTATCGCGTCCTGCCAAGCGCCTTCGGCTTGGTCAGGATCAACCATACTGGCGACCAGCGCGATGTTGGCATTCTTGTCGCCAATGATGGCCGTGTCAGAAGCCGCGAGCTGTCCTTGCGCTGTAGTCGGCGAAGTGTTGAGTCCTCCGCCGAACGCTTGCACAAAATCAGCTACTCGCCCGGCGAGCACTTCCTGCTCTGTGGGCACCACGGGCATTCCATTGGTCCATGTAATCGGCGGAACATTAGTGCTCATAATACAAACCCGTACTGATTTCCGTCAGTGTCAGTGGCGATTACCTGTCCTAGCATGTCTCGAGTAGAATCGACGCCGCCAATGGAGGCCACCGCTGACGCTATGTCGGGCACGAGCACGGCTTGCGCTTCGAACGCCGCTACAATAAGCGACGCCGGTGGTAGCTGCCCCATAATCTGCTGCCAGTACGGCATACCTTGCGCGTTGTCGTACCAGCACTCTCCGAGGAAGGTTTTGAACTGCGACGCCAAGTCCTGTGCCACGGCGTAGGGCGCTGATGCGACTGCCATGTTGCCCATCGCATCGAGGCAAAGATCCCATGTTCCTTGATCGAGCAGCAAAGTTGTGTGATTGATCATACGGGTGCTCCGGAGTTGCCCGTGACCGGGCCGCCGCCGCTCGGCGCGACGTAAGTGCCGGGCAAGTGATCATGCGTGCCTAGCACCTTGCCAGCCGCGTCCGTAACTTCGCCAGCTTCGCTTATCTCGGCACCGTTGGCGTTGATCGGTCCCTTTAAATTTATTTGTGCCCCCTGTATCGTTATAGTGCCGGGCGATAATACGGTGATACCGTTATCGTTCTGCAGCACGTACTGTGTGATTGCCTTTGCGCTGATGATGGACCCAAGATACACCAGATCGGAGATGTCATTCATGCGCGCCGAGCCTGGGCCACTCAACTGACCACCAGAAGCGATAACGGCAGTGATGTCCCTATCGCATACTAGCGCGATGCCAATGTCACCGTCGGTCGGATCTACGATAAACGCGCTACCTCCGGATTGCCAGCGAGTGAACCGGGCACCATACACCGTATCGATCGCCCATAGATTGCCGCTGCCGTCTACTGTCTGCACGAGCGGCTGTACGTCTACGGTGCCAATGGAAGGCGGCGAACCATCGCCAGGATGCACGGCGATAACCTTAACAGGCACAGCGAAGCGCGCATCTGACAAGAGTGCGCGCACCAGAAGCTCTTGGCGCAGCGCATCTGCTACCAACACCCCTGGCGTGTAGTTCGGAACTGCGGTACTCATGCGGTGAACCCCACCGGCGCCAGCACAGCCGTAGTAAACCACGGACCGTTTCTTAGCATCGTGGAAAGGTCGTGCTGCGCCTGCACAATCTGCCAGATACCGGCTGCTTTTGGTATGCTAGAAATTACTTTCATACGGCGACCAACCTGCACTTCCTGGTTGAACTCCGATGTTACAATTATGCCGGCTTCCCACCACGCGGGGTAGCCTACCATGCGAGGGCTAGTATCTGGACCGACAGTGATTACCGTAGTGTCGCGCTGTCCGTTGGCGGGCCACAGGTAAATCGTGTCGCCGGTTATAGACCACTGAAACCTAGCGGCGCGTGCGATGCGCGCTATCTGGTCTATGGCGGAACCATACGTCGCCTGATTACGCAGCACGGCGTGAGCGCCATTGTTTCGCAGAGTCAGCCCTGCTTTGGCGCAAGTAGCCGCGATCAGATCTTCAGCGTTTTGCGAACCAGCCTGGGACTGCGAGGCTACCGGGTTCGTTGCCGTGTATATGATGCCAGCAACTGTCACGTTGAACGACGATTCAGGCACAGCCTGGAAGTCTGGGAACGACCTCCATATGTTGCCGTTTACAACTTGAGATAATTCGCTGCCGACATCGCCAGCTTCAATAGAGAGATTGAACTGCTCTATGCCGACGCCGGCGGAAATTCTTGAAGAATACTTGTTGACCTGCGCTTCTGTCAGCCCAAATATCTTCACCTGCGCCGAAACCCCCAACGGCCCTCCAAATGCCTGTATGTTGGCTATAGCGCGCAACCCTGACGCGACCAGCGTACCTACGTTCTCGCCAGAAAACGTGAATCGCAATTGACGTCCGACGAATGCCATTACGGCAGGTCCCATTCATACACTAACAGATATCTTGACCCAAGCCCGCTGTAGTATGGGTCACTGCCCTGTTGCGTAGTGTCTACAAAGTATAGCGCTCCGCCAAACCCTAGATATTTCTGGCGCACCATGTTCACGCGGTCGACGCAGTAGCGGCCGGAAATAACAGACACACCATCTACAGAAATACTCATGAACATCCCTGTAGACATTTGTTGCAGCGTCATTTCGCAATTTTGAGTACCGAGTGTCACATCGAAGACTTGCGAAGGCTTCGGCTGCACCGGCAATATCTGCAAATAAAACGATGACGCGCTCAAAACGCATACCCCGAAGCAGGCATGACTTCAATCAACGGCGCCGGTATGCCAGGAGGCGGCGCTCCTGGCAAACGAGTCGCCGTAATTGTGACCCCGCCCGGCAATGGCGACGGCACTGTAGGCGGTGCAGAAACAGCAGCGACCTGCGAACTCGATGGCGTCTGAGGTTGTATCGCGCCGAGGTTACTTGTAGCAGCGCCTTGCGGCTGCGCGGCCCCAACATCCGTAATTGTAACGGTACTCGACAATCCTTCTAGCCACACGGTATCTGCCCAAATTGTTATCGCGCCCCTTTCTGCGCTCTTCCTGTAGCCGTAATTCTTGAGCCCCATGTTAGAGTATGCAGCATCTGGGGTAGCAATAGTCGACAGATCCGTACCGTTTTTAAGGCTCTCGAGCGTCGATAGAAACGCTGCGCGCGACATATTCTGCCCACGGCACGCCAGCAAGAGGCGTATGCGCTTTGGGTTCTGCATTCTGTTGTACGCTGCGAACCCGCCCTCCTCAATAGGGTGCGTCATCATGTCAGAATCGGCATCGAAATCAACCTCGATAACCGAATCCGGTACTAGTTTTGAAGCTTGGGAATTCGCGTTTACGATAGAATACTGCGGCAATGGCCCAGCGGTCAAACTGTCAAGTTCTATGCCCGCGTACAAGCGATTGCCGAACGCTACGATTCCTTTCAACCCCATCGCGCTGGCAACCGCCTCTGCGGCACCAATGGAGCCAATTGAGCCGCCTGGCAGCAAAGAAGCGGTAGCGATCGCTGCAAGCGACTCAGCAGAACCGTGACCGCTGCCCGCGCTGCTCAATGGAATCAGTGGCGGCGTAACCTGCATCCGCTTCAGCAGCGGCACCCCAGGCAAGTTGGGAACGTTTGGAAATTGCGGTGTGTACGAGCCGGACGCGGTGTAGTTACCTGAATCGGCTGTTACATTCTGATCATCTGTTGTCCACTGGAAGCTCATGCTAGCCTGCCATGCCTCGCGATGCGAGCGCTACGGTGTTTTGCGCGGTGGGGTCAAGCAGCGGCTGCGACGATATACCTTTGCGTACCGCTGCCGCGTGCGACACCGGGTCGGTGGTCGGCGTATGCACATGCACGTCGCCGATCTTGGTGTGGTTCGTCACATTGCGATTGATGACACCGTGGCGTCGATTGTACGCTGCCATCGCTTGCGCGTAGGCATACCCGTTCTCGTACGCTTGTTCAGCATACAGCAGGCGACGGCCAAACGAAGTATCGTTGGCACCGGGCATTTCATCGAAGTCCTGGAACGCGCGCGTCTTGCTCAACAGATCGGCCGCTGCCGCCATCTTGGCCATAGCGGCGCGATGCGACGTGGCCAGCTCCATTCTGGCGAACAGCACTTCATCCAAGAATTGTTTACGTTCCGGTACCTTATCGGAGCCCATCCTGTAGCCGAACACTTTGGCAAACACGGCTTGCCGAGTCTTATCCCATTGGCCGAGACCCATGTGCGCGCCGTTATCATTCGTGACGGTTGGGCGGAGGCTTGATTCCTGCGATAAGTTGCCTACGACGGCCGCCGCGTCGTTACGCGATAAGCCGCGCGCCATCAGCACCTGCATAGCCATCGCCTGTCGCGTGTTGAAATCAGTAGGTAGCTTACCGCTAACCGGGACGCCACCTTCCAAGGCGGATGGAGATTTGCCCAGCAGCCATTTCTCGATGGCGCCGGCGGCCTCCGCTATAGGCTTGATACCGAAGCGTTCAGCAATGCCCCCGACCCACCCGGCGATCTTGATAGTCCAACCAAGCAGTGTGTTCGTAACCGCCAGCAGATTGGTGATTAGACCAACCAACGTCTGCATAGGCTTCTGTATGCCGCCATAGGCGCGCTCAGCCAACGCAGCCTTCTGAATATCCATCTTGCCGAGAAGCGACTGCGATTCTAATGAGCGTCGCAGTATATCGTTGAAATTCTGCGGCGCCGCTCTCCGTGCGTAAGCTACTGCCGCAGCTCCGCCCCCCTTAGTCATGGCGAGGTTGAACTCGTCCTGATTCATTAGACCATAGCTGCTCACCAATGCCCAGGTGCGCGCCCAGCCCTGCGCCTTGCCCATATCGTGCACGCGCTCGAACAGGCTCTTAATGTCAACGCCAGTGCGAGCATTCCACTTCACACCGAGACGAGCCAACCCAATGAGCTGCGAAGTAGGCATGCCGGCGCCAATCATGCCTCCCAGTATGGACGTTTGCAGCCCAGCGATACCAGACTGCACGGCGGCAGGATTTCCACCAACGGTACGCGCCGCCTCTCCCCAAGCCCACATGGCTTTGCCGCTTATGTTGGCGAGTCTAGCGTTGCGATAGATGGTAGCGTTGGTCGCCGTCATCTTTTCGTTCAGATCCCACGTCGCTTTGCCCAGCAACCCAATGGCCGCCACTCCAAGCGCGGCAGGGCTCAGCAGCGCGCCAAGCCCGCCCACCATCGCCCCTAGGGGAGTGCCTACCCCGCCGGCCACTTGCGCGCTCTTTCCAAGATTGCGCAGTTTCAACGCAAGATTATCCAGCCGGTGCGCCCCTACTCCTACGCGGCTGTCGTCGGCGATATCACGGAATGCTTCACCAACTGTCTTGATTGCGTTCCTGGCACCTTTCGCAGCTTTCTTGCTTTGCGACTCGAACTCGGCGATCTTAGTCAGCGCGCGCTTTTGATCCGCACTAAACTTGGAAGTATCAATGCCGAGTTCGAGAAATAGACTGTCTATGATATTCGGCACGGATCACACTCCTTTAGCGGCGTGCTTAGATGCTTGGTACTCGTTATAGCCGGCTACAGCGCACACTTCAAACAAGTCGTACATGCCTTCCAGCCCATACACTGTTTCCAGCTCGTGCTTGGTGGCATACTGCGACTCTATGACGGCAGACATAACCGGCGTCACGTTCACTGTCCTTAGGGTGTTTTTGGGCCGCTCTCCGTTGCCGAAGTCTGGGGAGCGGCGGGTACAAAAAAACCGTACGTCAGTTTTAGGACTTCCTTTTTGAGCTTGATGCGCGTCGACACTTCCTCGATATCTTCCGGCACGAGTGCACGCACGGTCTTTGTTTCAACGCGCTCTACACATTCCATAAGTTCATCGGCGAGTCGCAGCGCGAGGCGCGACGGGATGCGCAGTGCCTGCGACCCCGCCGCGTAGAAGATACCCATCGCACCGAGCTGTAGTATTTCTGGCGGCAACTCCACGCCGCCCTTGCCCAGCCCGAACAGCACGCGCAGCGCCCAGCGCTCTGCGCGTGCCGCATCCCATTCCCTTATTAAGAACATCTTGCCACGGTCGCGGCCATCCTCAGCTCTAATTCTTATTTCCTTGCGACCGCCGATGCCCGGCACGTCTACCTTGGCCGCCATGCTAGTTGGTCGCTGTGGTGGTCCAGCTACCCCACGTCACTTCCGGCTCGACGTTTTCCGCCACCTTCTTATGCGGCGGGAACGCGGCCAGATTGGTGCAGTTGCCATCGACGAGACTGGTCTTGAGCCCCAGCGACGGCATGATAATGGTGCCGCTCGCCGTGATCACGTCGACAGCCGCGTCCTGCGCCTGTTTCCATGCCTGGAAAATACGGAACGCGTTGGAATTGGCGAGCAGTCCAATGCGCATCTTGGACAGCTCGTACACGTAGCCGTACACCGTCTGACCGTCGGCCCCGCGTCGCCCCTCGGCAAGTGTGGTTGGGTCCATCGAGAACATGTCGTCCACGGCGAATCCCTGCAGTTGAACGCCGGAGCTGAACACACCTGGGATGACGAGAATGAAGCTGGCATTTGCACTGGTGATTGACATTGCGTGTCTCCTTTACACGATCACGATGGACGACAGTGTGATGCTCTGAATGCTGTTACCATCCTGGTAAATCAGAATAGCCGGCGGCGATCCTCGCTGCTGCTGTACCTCGGCCGAAGTACCGGCCGCATCCGTGTACAGGTAGTATCCCTGCGATATGATGGTCTGCGATACATCGGCGCCTACCAGATTGATGATCTGCTGCACCTGCGCCGCGCTCAGCGGCACACCCTTGCGAATGGTGCCGAAGTTCAGCGCGGCCTTGATGGCTGATGCGCAGAATCCTTCGATCATCGCGTCGCCGGTGCTGTTGTACGGTATCTGACCAACGGAGCGCAGCCCGTTGACGATGCCCAACTGCAAGTCGGCATTCAGCTTGATCTGGTTGAAGAACGTATCGGCCCACAGCCACGCACCACTGATCGAACCCGGTGTCATCCAGTTTTGGTTGTTGGCCGGGTTGTTCGAACCGAACGCGCCGTACATATTGTAGCCGTTCGTCTTGATGTTGGCGTAGGTCTGGTTGTCCGTAACCGACGGCACCTGCCCCGATTGAGATTGGAAGCACAGAGTCGTGCGGCCGTTCTTCTTGTTGAAGTTGAGCGACGCCGCCCAGCTCGCAACAAGCGCTGCATGCAACGCGGTACCGTAGATGGGCAACGTGCCTGACAGCTTGTTCGCGATCAGATAGCCGCCAAAGCAACTTGCGTTGTTCGGTGTCTGATCCGCAACCGCCTCATCCCACGAAATGTAGGCATAGCGCGGCTTATTCGCGTCAGCCCAGGCAGCAAACGCTTCCTGTTCCGTCTGCTGCGACGCCCACGAGGTGAAGAAGCTCACCCAGTTCTGATCGTTGGACGTCAGCCAATTCAACTGAGTGGCGGGCGCAGCAGCCGCTGCACCTTGTGACAGCGTACCGGCGGAAGCGCTGTCTAAGCCCAGCCCGGCTGCGATGGTGCCCGTGCAGTACGCGATCGTTTCGGACGCACCGGTCGTGTTGGTCGTTATCAGGAACGCCGAATGCACGTTGTCGAACGTGACCGTAAAGGTTGGAGCGGTGAACGCCGCTTCGATCTCTGCGGCAGCCGCGGTGAAGCTAGAAGCTACCGTCGTGTTCGTCGCCGGAATGGTGCCAGCGGTGGCGCCCGTCGTGGTGGTGAACGTGTAGCTCGTGGTCGAGCCGCCAGCGACGGTGAAGTATTCGTTCTCACCGTTGGTTGTGGTGCCAAACCAAACTTGGTAGCCGCTCGCGCCCGCTTCGGCCACCCAATTCAGCGTGATCTCGTTGGTCGAGCCCGCGCCGGTGGTGACGGTCTGTTCCGTCGACGGCAGCGTTGAACCGCTGGCGTTGGTCGCGACTATCTTAAAATAGTACGGCGTGGTCGCCGGCAGGGTGCCGCCAGTCGCAGAAGTGGAAGGGGCATTCTGCGTTGGCGGGCCAAGACCGCCGAAATTGATGTTGGCACTCGTGAACGGGGTTCCCGCCACGGTCACCGAAAGCGTGCCGCTCAGCGCTTGCAACTGCGCAAGCGTCATGTTGGCAAGTGACTTGCCCAGCAACCAGCCAGGCACCGGGTTCTCGGCGTAGCCCAAGAACTTCAGCATGCCAGGGGTAGCAGACGCGTTGTCCGGACCCTGGAAGAACGCTGCGGCGATCTGCGCCTCGATACTATCCGCACCGAACCAGTTTTCGGCGTCGGTAGCATCGGTGAAGTCTAGCACCTGATTCTGCGGTGCGTAGATACTCTGTGTGAGCACCACCGGATTTAGGTCTACGGCGTTGCCAGCCGCGGAGAGAACCCCCGCAACGATATTGGCGACCGTGCTAAAAGGAATCGTCATCTAGGATTCTCCAATTATCAAGGTGGGAAAAACACACCAACCGGCTCTGGCGTCACCGTTACCGTAGTCGCCGCTTCGGTCTGCTGTGTCCATGTCGGCCGATAGTCAAGAACCAACGTCATCGTCCAGCGCGCGCCCCACTGGTTTTCTGCTGTAATGATTGGCGCCTGCCTTGGGCCATCCTCCGTGTATAGTGGCTTGGCGCCGGGCGGCATAGCGCTGATGCCGATGTTGTCTCGCCACAGTAGCTCGGCCGCAACCGCCCAAGACTCTGCGATGGGGCTGTAGAAATCTGCCTGCACCCTGTAGACGTAATCAGCAGCCACTGATGCCGTCATAACATAACTGTCAGTGGTAATCGACGCGTCGGCGGTTACGTCAGTACTGTCTGCTGTCCACGGCCCATACGTCGTTTCATTGACGTTGGTACTGAGGCGCTGCGGAGCACCCATCGTGGTCAGCAGCACGAATGGCACGGTAGGCATCGGCACTCGATTCTGCTGCCCGCGTGCTATCGGTGTACCCGCTGGCACCACTAACTTGATAAACGCTACCAGCGCATTGTAGACATCGTTGTCAGTTATATCTAGCCCCATATTACGCGCTCCCTGTCTGGTCGTTCTGCATGCGCGCTATCACACAGCACCATGTTGGCCACTGCTCTGGAACGGCCATCACCATCCAAGTGCGCATGGGGCCGCCCGGTAATTCCGGGAATTGCAACAGATCGCCGCCGGTGCCATCCTGCCTGACACCGCTAGCCACCGCGCCTTTCATTCGCACTTCGCGTAACACTCCTTGTATGTTCAACTGTTCCATCTGCTTCAGCTGATCCGTAGAAAGCGGCTGAATCTGCGCCCAGATTGGTTGCGCCGCCGCGTATTGCGGTGTTGCGATACCAGTGTTTGTATCGATCGGGCACGACTGGTACGCGGACCAGCTAATCTGTTGATTTGGGTTGATTGAGTTTATCGCCCCACGTATCGCGGCGTGCAAATTCACGGCTTCACCGCCTTGCCATCAGTAAAGTCTTCGCCAACCTTGCCGATGCCGTAAGAAATATGCGCGATCAGCGTGCCGCTGTCGTTCAGCGGCTGCGAAATCGTTACCGGCATACTCTTCTTGCCGAAGCGCGGGTTGGCGCGCTGCGCACGGCGAATTCTGCTCTCCACGGTTGATTGCGCCAACGGCGGCGACACACGATTGGCAATGGTCTGCACAACATCCATGGCGGCTGTCTGCCCAACGGCGTCCAGCATGTCGTACAAACTAATGCGTCGTTCCATTACCGCTTTGGCGCCTTCCGCCATCAGCCCGGCCCACTCCTTCAGCTTTTCCGTGCGCGTCGAACGCATGAACGACCGCGACGGTATCGTCATGGCCGGTATGCTAGCGCTCTTGCGAAACACGGTGCCCCCGCCCGTCACTGGTATCGCGAGTGCTTGCGCGTTCTTCGCATGCACCTCATGCTCAGGTACGTCGGCACCAAACTCCTGTATCGCGGCCACGTAAGCTACCGGCGTTCCATCCGGGTAAGTCTTGCCGTAGGGAAAGCCCACCTTAGCTACTGCGCCCTTGAGCATCCTTGCTCGCCGGGCCAACTCTTCGTTGATCTTGCTAAGGTTTAGGGTGGAACCCATGACGGCCTACAGCTTGCTTTGTAAGGCCCAACGCCGGCTGACGTTCTCAGCAACGCCAGCAGCATCGGACCATACGGAGGACACGACAGCAGCCAGGAACGAAACGCTGAGGAGCCAATGGTCGGAATCGAGAACGAAGCGCTAACGCTTCCTTCGCTAGCGCTCGTAATCGGCCCCGATATGCCTCCTTGCTGGCTCTGGTTCTGCTGCCCGTCCACGCCAGTTCCAGTCTGCTGTCCTGGACCGTACAGGCTGAACGCAATGACCGCCCCCATCAAGTCGGCGGCTTGCTGTAGCTTCGCCGGATTAACAGCACCGACACCCCACCATGCCGCCTGGTTCTGACTGAGCCAGTTGCCGCCCATATTCCACGCGAACGATAACGCCGCCTCCGGGTACGAAGTCGTGTTGGCGAACGCGGGGAACTGCTGGCGAAATGTGGTGTCGTCGTAGACAGGGGCTGTCATGGCCCCTTACTTCTTGTTGGTGGTCGCTTTGAGGTCGGTACCCGGCTCCTTGCCGAGCCCCTTCTCCTTGGCGAATTTCTCGACATCCTTTTCATTACGGGGGCGGGTACCATCGTCCTTTTCCATGGACTGAGCCGCGTCGTCGGGGTCGCGCGCCATGGACACGATCTTCACATGGCCGCGTTCCTGATGGAACTTGAACATGGGATCCTGCGCCAGGAACTCGGCGTCCTCATCAGACACCTCGGTGCGAACACCATCCGGCGTAATGAGCGCTTTGTTGGTGACGCCCGCGCCACCGCGAACGAGAACCGCCTTCTCGACGGTGTTAAGCCCGGCGCTGTTCACCCAACGAGTGTACTTGACATCGGCACCGAGCGTGGAAATGACATGCTTCGACATTTGGTTCAGATTCCCGTGTAGCGGCAAACGGCGTAAGGGCGCTTCAGCATCACACCGGCCGTCGCGTTGGTGAAGTCTTCAATGTAGGACTTGGCGCGCTGCTCGACGCCGAGCGCCATGAACTTGGCCGGCACTACCTGCGCCCAAGTGCGCTTGTCGTCCGTGCCACCGTCCTCGACAGTATCGGCGTAGAGATAGAACACGTTGGCGCCACCGTTGGCCGAAGCAAGCTGCGGCGCGGTAACGACGCGGCACTTCGGGTACGTCTTGCGCAGCCACTCCATGACCGACTGCGTTCCAAGCGAGTTCTGCTTGGACAGGTACTGTGCCACGTTGAACGGAATGGCCAGCGTGGTATTGACCGCCTGCGGGTCGATGTTGTCCTGCGACTGCACCTGAAGCTGATTGAACGCCGTGATGAGATCCTGCTGGATCTCCAGATATGTCTTCACCGCCCAGGTGAGACCACCCACACCGGTGGCGACCGTGATGTACGCCGGCAGAACGGGGTCGTTCAGGAAGCCGTAGGTGTTGTTGGCGCCCGCGTTGAACCCGTAGAAGCCCACGAGGTTGCGGAAGATCTCCAAGTTCAGCATGCTGGCGGCGCGCTTCTCGGCATCCGAGTTGATCATCGCCGCAGCGGCGCGCTCCTGCTCCAGTCGACCGACCTGCACGCCGGACTCGAAACGCACGACGGTGCGCTGATTCCAGCTCGGGTTCCAGTCGGCCAGCGGAACGTTGGTGCCATCCTTGTACACCGCGATGTTGCCCATTGGCTCGATCACGCCTTGGATGATCCACTCATCGCGCCAGTTGCCGATCGTCTCGATCCCAATCAGCTCGTCGATCTTGCGAGCCGCGGTGATGATCTTGACGAAACCGGGCAGCCAGTTTTGCAGGAACTGGATCGGCGCCACAATGCTGGGGCTGGTGATCTGTGCCGGGTTGGGCGCCCAGCTTGCATCCATGGCACCGCTGTCCATGGCGGCGCGCACGGCCGCGCGCAGGTAGCTCGCCTCGAACCCGACGCCGATGCGCTCGAGATGTTTGAACTTCGCCACGTCTTCGCGACGAATGACCAGCGGCTTGACCTGGCTGGGTGCAAGACGCGAATGAGAAACGGAAGGAGTCATCATGTTCGTTTGTTCCTTTGCGAAGTTAGTTCGTCAGGCGAACGATGGCCACGCTGTTCGCCGCGCCGCCGCCCACGACCCCGCCTTGCGACGGGATACCGTACACGAGGCAGTTCGGCACGTCGACACACCCGGCGCTATTGGCGGCGCCCGGCGCATGCGCGCTGAGCGCACCAGTGCCCACGTTGTACTCGACCTGATCGCCGATGTTGTACGTGGTACCGAGGCTGACGAGGCACGAGCCCATCGTCATCATAACCGCCTGACTGTTCGGCCCCAGCGCAAGACTGGGCGACAGCGGATTGGTGGCCGAAGCGCCGAACAGCGGTTCGATCTTCGGATTGACCGCGATACCCGCGAACACTGCACCGTCGCCGGCGCTGGTCATCGCTTCGCTCGCCACGGTCTGGCTATTGTTGACGGTGTAAGTGCCGTTGCCACCGGTGCCGGTGCCGAAGCCCGTGATCACAGTGTTGGCGGCGACGCCCGCGCCCGTCACCGTTTGGCCCTTGTCCAGCTTGCCCGACGCGACAGCGGTCACGGTCAGCGTGGTGCCGGCGAGCGACGCGGTGAAGGACGCTGCGCCCGTGCCTGCGACGCCACCCTGCGTGGCAACGCCGGTAACGCTGTCCTTGGTGAAAGCGTTGCCCAGCGTGCCACCGTTCGCATCCAGCGTGACCGGCTGCTCGCGGTGTGGCTCATCCAGAACGATGTCGCCGATCACCCCGATGTTGAGTGCGACGTTAACGGAAGACTGAAACATTTGTATCTTGCTCCTTACTGCTGCTGAAGGTACGAATCCATGAACGACTCGTCCTGCGAATCATGCGCACTGCCGCCGTGCGAGAACTCCTCGCGCTGCTGCGATGCGGACTGCGCGCGTCCGGCCAGATAGAAGTCCAACGCGGTGACGGGGTCGCGCGCCTCGGGGGCACCAACCTTCTTGAGACCATACGCCGCCATGTCGCGCAGCGTCATCTCGTCATGGTCGAACGCGCCGACAATCGGCGACAGGCGTTGGTATAGCTTCTGCTTGGAAGCCAGTTCTCGACGAATGGCGGGCACTACGAGGTTGGCGATTTCGGCTGCGTCCATACCGCCGCGTTTGCTGTCCTTCGCCTTACCCTTCTTGTCGTCCTCTTCATCCTCGTCCTCGGCCTCTTCCTCCTCTTCATCGGACTCCTCGTCCTTGGCCTTCTTGCTATCCTTCGCCTGCTTGTCCTTGCCGGCCTTCAGGTCACCCTTCTTGCCGGGGCTTTCTTTGCCGCCCTTCTCGCCTTCAGGATCCTTCACGTCGCCATCGGAATCCTTGCCGCCCTTGTCGTCATCCTCGTCCTCAGCGGCATCCTTACCGCCGGCCGCTTTCTCGAAAGCGTCCTTCGGCATGCTGCGAACGGCACTGCACATGGCGGCGTTGTCGCCGATGAACTTGCGCAGTGCGCTCTCGTTGCCGTCTTCCGCCTTACCCGTCTCGTCGTCTTTATCAGCCACAGTGGGCTCCTTCATGTCAAGTGCAAATGTTAAACGCTCAGCGGCATCCAAGACGCGCACGTCAGAGCCCATGCGCCCCTTGTCTACCGATGAGAGATGATTGCCGCGCATGTTGCGCTGCACGAACTGATAGGGCTGTCCTTTCCAGACGCCCTCTTGTGGGACAAAGTCACACCGATAGCCGCAGGACAATTCGCGCTTGCCGGCGGCTATCTTCCGAGCCAGCGCTTCTGAGAAAACCTTGATGTTGCCGTACAGCGTTCCATCATCATCATCGGGGTTGAAGTATGTCTGTTCCCCGATTACGCCATGCACTCCCTTTTCTTCAGCAGGAACGAGCCCGCGCTCTTTCGGCCCCAGAAGCGCGCTAGGGTGGACATCTGTCCACGGCATGAGCCGGAAACTTTTGACGCATTCCTCGGAACCGAGTTCCTCCGGCGGACGGAACACCCCGTACATCTTGCCAGGCTCGAGCCCCAACGAACCGTCAGGGTCAATGACCCTTCCTGAATACGGATAGACGCCGACTTTCGACAGCGGGTTGTCCAGCACTTCGAACCAGCCATTCGTGTCGTACTCCCGCTTGTCGAGCGCGGCTTTCAGACTGCCGTCATCGGCAATCTCAATTTCCGTACCATCGTCGAACGCGCTCATTTCGGTATTCCTCAACTTCTCCAGCGTATGCGCAACACCGGGATGCAGCGGCTGCGGAGGCGTGCTGATGGGCGCCCACACGCACTCGGTATGCTCATCGTTGAGTGCCGGCACGAACTCCGTGTCGACGAACACACGATAGGTGTCGAACCCGTCGTGTGAATCTAACAGCGAAATAGCGGCTCCTGGCGTGTACGCAGTTTCTTCCATGGTTTCGCGACGCGCAGCTTGCAGCGATGTTTCATTGTCTTCGATGCCGCCGCCTGGAAAACACCACTCGCCAGGGTGATCTCGAGCGCTCGCGCTTCGCTTTAAGAATAGCACGCGCCCAGAGTTGGCGAGCAGCATGCACCCAGCGGCGCGAATATCAGACACCCGCTTGCTCCTTCAGTGACTCGAAGTAAGTGGCGACGCCCACGCCGCATTCGTGCACGTAAGGCTCGACCTTCTTCAGTAGCGATCGCGCCTCGTCGAGTACGGCTGGAGTCTGAACGGCAACGCCGAGCAACCCATTCACTACATTCAGGATCAGCAGAACAGTTGCGACATTCATGCCAGATACTCCGTGAGAAACGACGCATCATCTGCGTCACACGCCATGGCACGCGGTTGGTTGCCGGCAAGGTAGAACTCCAGTGCCATCGCCGGATCTTTCGCCTTCGGCAGATGAAGCTTCTCCAGCGCGTGCGCCGCCATCTCGATGGCGCTCATTTCGGTAGCGTCGAACGTGCCGATGAGCGGTTCGATGCGACGGTACATCACCTTGCAAGCTACCGTCTCGGCGGCCACGGCGCGTGCGATTTCGGCAGCGTCCATGCCATTCCGCAACTCCTCGAGCGCGCGCTTCTGATGCTCCTTCTCGCGCTCGCCGGCCTCGGCCGCTTCCTCCTCGGCCTCGCACTCCTCTTCGCCGGCTTGCAGCGCCGCTTCCACTTCAGCCTCAGCCGAATCTTCGCCAGCCTCGCGATACGCAATGGCGACAGCCTGCTTCTGCGGCTTGCCGGCTTTCATCTCCGTCTCGACATTGTGCGAGAAGGCTTTCTTTGACTTGCCTTTTTCAAGTGGCACGGGGCTTTCTCCTCGGAAAGAGTTTTGATACTGGAATATTCTTGGCTGGCACGGTCTTGGCGGGAACGTGCTTTGCTGCCTGCTGCGTTCGCTCAATCGCTGCTTGCGCGACTCGAGCTGCTTCTCGCAACCCGCGCAACTGAATGATCTCGACCTGGGCGTTGTCCAACCTTCGAGTTAACGATTCGCACAATGTGTTCTTTGCTGCAACCTCACGACGCGACGCATACGCAGCGGTGGCGTAACCGACCAGGAAGCACACGAGCCCAAGAATCAGTAGCCCTAGCTTTACGAGTATCATTGTGCTGGCTCCGGTACAAACGATGGATATGCAGGAAACTCCCAAGCGAGAACGCCGCCCAGTTTGCATTATCAGTCATGCAGTGCTCCGCATCTTCGCAAACTGTAGCACCGGCCGCGCCACGCATCGACAGTTGATCAAGTCGCCCGGCTTGCCGCGCTCTTTCGTATGTTTGTCGATGATCGGCGGGTCGTCGTAACGAAACCGTCGGCCGTTGTATCGCTGGTGCAGTTCGCGCGGGTAGCGTTCGCCGCCCACGTGGATCCACACATACTCCTCAACGCCGAGCGCCTGCAACCTAGCGGCGTTCACATTGGCGCTGACCTTGCGCACCTGATCGAGCGCCACGAGCTTCGCGTGCCGCGCGTCGCCCTTGTAGCGCTTGGTCAAGTATGGCACCAAACGATTCAACCCGCTGCCGGTGGTGATAGCCGACATCACCGCGGTCTGCACCTCGCCCAGATACTTTTCCGGAATGCGCTTGATCAGCGCGGTGCAGGCTTGCGCCGCCGCTTCAACGACCGCGCGCGTGCGCGGTTCTGCGAGCGAAGACTGCACCGACATCCTTTCGGCCATTTTGTGCAGCCCGATATTCAACTGCGCCGTACTGTTAGATACGACGCCGCTGATCATGCGTTTGGCCATCTGTTCGCCCAACGTGGCAAAGCGCTTTTCGTACCGGCGGCGCAGTTGCTCCAGCTTGCGTTGCGCGTCGTCGGGTAGCGCGTCCATCGCACCTAGATCACTCGCCTCGATTTCCGCTTGCGGGTTTGCGGCGAGGCTTCTTACGAGCGCCCTTGCCTCCAGCGTCATCGCTTTCAGCTCCTCCACTATCGCCTTTCCCATTTCTCTTGCGAGAGTGATTGGCGGAGTTAGTGGCGCCAGAACCTTTTCGTCTTCCTTTTCGTACGGATCAACTACCGCAACACGACGTTGCGGAGCACTTCGCAACGGTTGCCGCAGTTGGGTTGCCTTTAGTCGCTTTTCGTTACGTCGTAACCGCTCTATCTCGTTGCGCTGCGTCGCGATTTCCGACTGCTGGCGGCGATGCAACTCGTCAATCCGCTGGCTACTCGTCGCCATCTTCGTCGTCTTCAGCCGGTTCGACTCTCGCGCTCTTCTTTAGCGGTTTCTTCTTACCTCTGCCTTCCGCCTCTACAGCAGCAGCCGGCGCCCTATTGCCACCGCGCGCAGCCGCAGCAGCAGCTTCTGGGTCATCCTCATCCGGTAGCTCCTCGTCTTCAAGGTCAATGCCAATGCCGTGATAACCAGAATCGCGATCTTTGGCAACGCGCGCTCGGCCGTCTTCTGGTGACACCTCTCCGGCAGCTATCAACGCTGCGTCGGTCTGCGCTTTTGTCAGGTTCAGCTCGGCGAGTTCCTTGTGACTTAGCGCGTCGACTTCGTGCCATTTGACAACGATCTCCGCATCCTTGAGCTTCTTGAACTTCGGAATCACCTCTGACAACATCACCAGTTGATGATGACGCTCGAGCAACGGCGTAAAGTCGCGCTCCTGCATGGACTCGAGAAGTTCGTGATAACTGGACGCGTCGTAGTCGCCCGTAGCGGCAAAGCCGCCGGGGGTGGTGCCGAGCAGCTTCGTTATTGGCGCGCCGACCGTGGCGGCTACGAGCCCGTACTGCGTCATGATCAACGAGTCGAACTCGCTGAGTGACGTGTCGAACTGCTCGAACTCGTCCTCCTGCTTGTCGCCGAGCTTGATGCCGAAGTTGTCGCGTGTCTGAATCCAGTACCCCAGCTCCTGATCGGCCTTTTGCGTATCAGCCATGATCGCTTCCATGTTGGTCTTCCAGACCGTCGTACGCTTGGTCAAGGCCAGCGCCGGTGCCTCGTTGGCGGTGCGCTCAGCGCAGTACACGCGCTCCATGATCATCTGCGGGAGCGGGATACCGCCGAACAGATACAGCGGCTTCAGCACGTCGGGCGGGTCCATGTAACGAAAGATAACAAGGTGCGTGCGATGCACGCGCTTGGAGCCGATGAGCCACCACGTCGGTTCGTAGAAATGCTTGGAGGACGGAACGCCAGAAGATTCCATGTCGAGAATCGGCGCGGTCCAGTAAGGATCGATCTGACTGATGCCTTTATACTTGCCCGGCTTGACACTGTCGGGGTTGAACGGTTTTTCGTAGTAGTCAGGATCGTCGGAATCAACGTTGAACATGGCGATGCGGACACCGAAGATTCGGCCCTTGATGCCGAAGTCTCGCAGTTGCCCCATGATGCCGAACTTGCGATCGGCACGCTTGATCATCTTCAGCGCCTTGTCATCGAGATCTTCGCCATCGGCAGTCGTCACGTCGTAGCCGTTGCGAATGGCGTCGTCGACCGGGGTGGCGCAGCCCTTGTAGATGAGCCAGTGTTGCGCGATGAAGGCGGCGTTCTGGTAGCCGATGAACCCTTGCTTGACAAACCACGGCATCAGCGCCAGATTCTGTTGACCGGCTTGCAGCGCTACCTCTTTGAAGTACGGCACGCCGTTATCGGCGCTGTCCATCGCGCTCTTCGTGCGCAGCCCATCCATCGCCCCCGTGGCTACGGCGCTCGCAGGAACCGCGTTTCCGTTGTCGTCGTTAGGTGCAATTTTGACGTTCTTGCAAGCGCGGTTGATGGCGTCGATGAACTCCTGAGCTTGCTGCTGCGCGAGTTCTCGTTGCTGGTCGAGTCGCTCCTGCATGAACCGATACTTGTCAGCTCGCGACTTGGGCTTTTCGGT